TTCATTCTTTATATGTGGTGAAGGTGGTGACCACGATGAGAACGGATTACCTGATACTATATTAGTATGTCCTCAAATGGGTGCGAATATTACAGCAATCTATGAAAAGAAAACTATAGGAAGAAGCGGACAATGAAGTGCTTAGAAAAGAAAAGCTAAAGGGTGAAAACGTTATGAAACTTCCAGATTACATGATACCAGGAAAGTCTCCAGGTATGGGTACTACAGGTACGGTTGGGTGTATTATATTAGCTGGTGTTATTTGGGGCCAACTTAGTCCTTGGTGGCTAATGTTGAGCACTTTTTTTATATTATCAGCAATAGGCACTGAGAATGGAAGACGATAAGCCGTCTCTTCGGCATGTAAAAAACTATCTACAACACGAGTATTTTTATGCAACTGATCCCTATATGGATGGTTGGTCAACATTCGCTCGTAAGCAAAACATGTACAAAGTAAAATGGCTAGCAGAAGAATATTTGGCTAAATGCAGTACCTATGCTGGTGAAGACGAATGGATAGCAGAATATCAAACCGAATTAGCATTAAAAAAATTAGGATATGATAATGAAGCGCCTTAGACTGGGTGTAATCGGCGCTGGCTTTGTGGGCGATGCAGTTATAAATGGATTCAGTACTGACAATGTGGCCATACACATAGTAGACCCCAAATATACTGTTACTGATATTCCTACATGTGTAAATGCAAAACCAGACATTATATTTTTATGTTTACCCACTCCCAGTAACCCAGATGGCAGTGTTAATGTGGACACAGTATCACTCACCCTGGACCATATAGAACTGCTGGGCTACAAAGGTGTTTGTGTTATTAAAAGTACAATAACTCCAGATCACCTGAACAATTTTAAAAATTACAATTTACGTATTGTGTATAATCCAGAGTTTCTCACAGAAGCAAATGCACACGCTGATTTTATCAATCCCCATATGCAGGTGTTAGGTGGTGATTGGAGTGACTGTGTTGAGGTTGAAAAAGCATATGTGCAATACAGTAAAGTTAAAACTGTGCCCACATATAAAACAGACATTGTAACAGCCAGTCTAATCAAATACACTATCAACAGTTGGTTAGCAACCAAAGTTACATTTATGAATGAGCTGCACAAATTACACAGTGTCAGCGGAGCAGATAGTACTTGGGATCAGTTCACAGAGATATTAAAAACAGACTCCAGACTGGGTCAAACCCACTTCCAGGTACCTGGTCCAGACGGTGAGTTTGGATTTGGCGGGCACTGTTTACCTAAAGATACCAGTGCCTTTTTACACTATGCAGAAAGTCAAGACCACCATTTAGAAGTTCTACGTACTAGTGTTTACCTTAACGACATTTTGTTCAGAAAAGAATAAATAAAGTAAAATTTACGTAGGTTAAAACTATGGGCGTGTATAACCCGAGTCAGAAGAAAGACTTGTACTGTGGCCGCCCACTGTTGATATATCATTCACTAAGAGGACTTGCCGATACACCCAGTTTACGTGAGTTCTGCGACTTTACTCCTCCCTGGAAACGCTGCACTCGCATAGTAATAGGCACTGGAAACAACATTGTTGATCTGGATAACCAATATCCAGAAGTTATTTTTACAGGTTCTCAAACAGATTTAGAATGTGCTAGTTGGTATGCTAGTTCAGATTTAGTTGTATCGGACTGTACTGAAGTCACAGAATACGCCCATTCTTGCGGCGCAACCATACTACCAGGGTTAAGCCTTTCCAACTATGCTATTCATATGCAATTCCAAAAAATGTAAGAAAACTGCAAGAAAAAGCTAAATAAAAGTGAGGCAAATTTATTTGCTCCAAAGAAAAGGAAAAATTATGAATATATTAAATATTAAGTCACTTGTTGCAGTGGGTGCATTATTGTTCGCTGGCAGTGTATCAGCTTTAGAAGTTGGTGGTTCTGTTGGTGTATCTTCGGAATACATTTTCCGTGGTATGGCACAAAATGCTAATAGTCCTGCTGTTAGTGCAGACGTAAATGTCTCTGCTGGCAATTTTTATGCTGGTGTATGGGGTAGTCAAGTTGATTACGGTACAGACATTGAAGCAGAGTATGACATCTATGCTGGTTACAAGATGGGTGGTGAAGGCTTAACTTTGGATGTTGCATACATTGATTACAATTATAGCAGCTTCGATGAGTTAGTAGACTTTAACGAGTCAGCTCTTGATGTAGAAGAAGTTATGGTCTCATTGGGATACAAAGCAGTAAGTGCTTCTTACTTCAAAGGAATGGACGATGCAGCAGACTACATGGAAGTAAGTGTAGATGTTCTGGGCCACTTTGATGCTAGCTTTGGCGATTTAGATGGTGCAGGAACCAACTGGAAAGTTTCTAAAGGCGTAAGTATTTTCGAAGGCACTGCTTTTGAATCAGACGCTACATTTGGTTACAGCTCATTTAAAGCTGATGATGCTTCAGACTTATCAGATGAAAAGCAAGCATTTGTTACAATCACTAAAAAATTGTTTTAATATTTCGTATACAATTTGGAAAGATACCTCCGCAAGGGGGTATTTTTTTGTCTAAAATTTAACATAAAATTAACATCATCTTTACACAATCTTAACTGCGGTATGTTTAAATAATACACTTAATAAACATAACCTAAGGAGTTAACAATGGCAAAGAAGTTTTTTCAAAGTGTGTATGTAGGATTACTAGTGTTAATGGTTGTAGCAATTCTTGGTTCTAATGCCAATGCTGCACCCTATATAGAATACAAGAACGAGTACGAGTTGAAAGAGTGGGATCACACTAAGACAACTAACCATTTGCGTTTTGGATATAAAGCAAAGAACAACATGTATTTTGAAATCGGACCAATGACTAAGGGTCACAGTTACGAAGCAGGATACAAGTTTAAGTTTGATGCTGTAACAGTTAAAGGTAAACTGGAGACCAAGGACACTGGCGATGCTAAGACCAAGGTTGAAACTGAAGTGAGGTACTCTTTCTGATTGACATTTAACTGAACTTAGTGTATAATTACCCTATGAGCTATAGTTTTGTTAAGAAGAATAAAAAGTTATTTTGGATTGGTGTAGTATCCTATCTAAACGTTATTCTAGTGTTATCAATAATTGGATTATTTTTTATATGAAATACCAGGAAGAATTGAGTATAAAATTCTGGAAAGGGTTCCTTACTGGATATCTTACAGGCATAGCTATGCTTGTTTTTGTGCACTGGTTCTTTACATGAACAAAATTTGGAAAATTTGGCAATACAGTCTGGGAGGTTACTCTGATGATAAGACAGAGCCTTACGACAAATATATTACCATAGTAAGAACCGTAATTGTGGGAATAAACTTCATGACCTGTTTCTTTATCATGGCCAACGTAGTGCACAACTGGTGAAGACAATAAAGGTAATACAATGCACTGCAAATGACAGCATGGAAGATTGGGTCCTCGACATGATGATCAGGGACACTGTTGAACCTTTTATGGAATGGAGTAGACAATATCCGGATAATGCTGTACAATTTACAAGATATTTTGAACCAGGAGATCATTATCTGGTAGTTGGCGTGGATGCAGAATTTAAAGATGATGCTGTAGCAGCACATTTTATTTTAGAACATACTGACACAATTCCAGTAAACAAGCTTAACTCCTTTACCATTGGCGGACTATAACACACAAACGGGACACAATATGAAAGAATTATGGACTGAAAAATACAGACCAAACAACACAAAAGATTATGTTTTTCGTGATGCAAAACAAAAAGCGCAAGTACAAGGTTGGATAGCAAGTGGTGCAATGCCGCATTTGTTATTTTCAGGAGCACCAGGCACAGGCAAGACCACATTAGCAAAAGTATTACTTGCAGAGCTAGATGTAAACGATTTAGACGTATTAGAGATCAACGCCAGTAACGAAAACAATGTAGATACAATTAGAAACAAGATCACTAACTTTGCTAGCACAATGCCATTTGGTGATATGAAGTATGTGTTGCTGGATGAGGCAGATTATATTACTCCAAACGGTCAAGCAGCATTGCGTGGCGTAATGGAAATGTATCACACCAGTTGTAGGTTTTTGCTTACTTGCAATTATCCTCAACGTGTTATTCCTGCATTGCACAGTAGATGTCAGGGCTTCCACATTGAGAAACTGGATACCACAGAATTTACTGCACGTATTGCAACGATTGGTATTAGTGAAGGTGTGGACCTGGATTTAGAAACACTGGATACTTATGTGCAGGCAACCTATCCTGATTTGCGTAAGTGTATTAATCTAGTGCAACAGAATGTAGTGGATGGACAGTTAAAGAAACCACAAGCAGGAGAAAGCAGTACATCAGACTGGATGCTGAGTGCTATTGAACTGTTCAAGAAAGGTGACTACAAACCTGCGAGGGAAATGATTGTTACACAGGCTCGCCCAGAAGAATATGATGATGTGTTTAGATTCCTGTATCGTAATCTAGAACTTTGGGGCAATAGTCAAGCAACACAGGATCAGGCATTGTTAATTATCAGAGATGGCATGGTTAAAAGTGTTGCTTGTGCTGATCCTGAGATTAATTTAAGTGCTACACTCGTAGAATTACAAATGAATGCCCAATAAACCATAAAGGAAAACAAATGGATAACGAACCAACAGAAACGCCAGAAGAAGAATCGGAAAGATTAATAGCAGAATTTTTGGAAAAAGGCGGAAAGATTACTCAATGCGATTATGCTGCTACCACGCCAATTGAAGATCGGCCTAAGCCTGCATGGGGTAGAAGGTAGCAGTAAAATTTTATGTTCGGGCTGCTACTGCCAGTTGTATTGCCTGGATAGCATCTCCAGTTGGACTTAATATAATGTCTGCGTCTCCATCCTGTATTATAACAATATCAGTAGAGGCTGCATCATTGCGTTGACTAGCACTTAAATCATCTCTAGATAAATCACGCATAGACTTCCCAAAATTTTGGGCGCCTTGACCTCTGCCTTTTTGTTGGGCGGCGGATGGCAAATCACTAAAACTAATAACAGTTGCAGTGTTTGAAGGTGGGCCTCTTCTAGGTCGTGTTCTAGCCATAATAATTTATCCTAAAAATGTGTTACTGGAATTGGTTGTTTTTTATTTGTCCTAAAAGTAATTGAGTCGTCGTAATGATGTACTCGTCTAGGTTTTTCTCCAGGTATACCTATGCCCATTATTAGCTCAGGTGCACTTTCTAATCCTAAAAGGTCCTTTACTGCATAACCATCAAAACAAGCACAACATCCAGTACTATAACCTAGTAAACTAGCACTTAAATTAGCATATCCTGCAGCAATGCCCATTGCCATATTTTGATCTTTAAGTACATCACGTTCAATTTCTGCGACGAGATCTGTATCTACTATATGTTTTTCAAAATCTATAGTAGATAAATCAATTTTTTGGACTAGTGCTAAATTTAAACCATATTCTCTTCTTACAAATTGTTTAATTGGTAATTGTTCGAAAATAATACATAAATGTGCAAGCACTTGAGTATTAGTTGTTGTAAATGTTGGTCCAATGTGTTGTTGTCCACACCCATCAGAGTAACTATGTATAGTTTCAATAATGTCACGGTCTTGTACGAGATGTACTTTATAAAATGCTCTGTTTTGTTTACTTGGACATTGTGTTATGGATTCCATAATCATATCAATGTCTTCTTGAGGTATTTTTTTATCTAGATTCCAATTACGCTGACAATGCTGACTTCTGTGTATAGCTTTAAAAATATCTTTATGTTGGATGCTCAACGCTTTCCGTGTTGCCATGATGTGACTCCTGGGTATTATATCACATTATTTATCAAAAAAAGGGGTGTCGCCACCCCTTCCTTCCTACTCAGCGTAAAGTCTTAGTACTTCATCTACCACTGGGTGTCGTTCAATGTCCTTACTGTCAAACTCTACTAGTTTGATGCGGTCGCTTCCTGTTCTCACCAATCTCTCAATGAACAACTTTAAGCCGTTTGATTCATAGCCACGATCATGCTGCGCTAGGTCGCCAGTAACCACAATTTTACTACCATCTCCTATTCTGGTTAGTAGCATTTTCATTTGGCTTTCTGTAGCATTCTGCATCTCATCTGCTATGATGAATGAGTTTTTAAAAGTGCGTCCACGCATATATGCTAGTGGAGCAATTTCTACTTTATTATCACTCAACATGTACTCAATTTGATCTGGGCTATAGTATTCCTCAAAGATATCAAATATGGGTCTCGTCCACGGCGCCATTTTCTCTTGTAAAGTTCCTGGCAAGAAACCGTGTTGCTCATCCACACTTACAGCAGGGCGGGTTACTACGAACTTGTCGATGTCACCTGCTTTTAGTTCTCTGATGCCTGCTAGTGTTGAAATGAGTGTTTTGCCTGTGCCTGCTGGGCCCACAGCAAAAACTATGTTGATTTTGTGATCTTCCAGATAATCTAATAAATTATCCTGGTGGAAGTTTCTGGGTACAATGTTTACTTGTTTGTTTCTGTTACGCTCTAAAGGTGCGCCGCCCTGTACTAGTCTCAAATATGGTTCTCCTTGTGGTTGGTTTCTTCGGTATTTGTTGCAATTTGCTTTACGCTTCTTACGTGACATAGTTTACTCCTGTTAATCCAGTCATAAAAAAACGTGTAGAAGACTCTCGTCCAATACACGTTAAATGAATGGTTATTACATGAACTTTTTAGATGGTTCTTTATCATCAAATATTATTTAGCATATAAACCAACAAAAATTTTACATAATTTGCAATTTTTACAAAACTTCAAGGATTCCTACACTATTCGCCCTAATAAAATCAAGCACTTAGCAGCGTAAAAATCTCCAATAAAATCAACAACTTAGAGCTTGACTTATCTGCAAAATTTGCTATTATGTACGAGTAATGAAAATTACATAGGCATTTAAGCCATAAACTAAAAAACTAACAGCTCGTAAAGGGCATAAAAAAGGATGTAAAATTATGCATCAGAATACATGGAAGGTTCCAGGAATCTTAAAGGCCCATCAAAGCCAAAAAACTAACGCATTTGCTGATCAAGCTAATGCTCAGTATAACACCAACCAGGACGAAATTGCGTCCTTAATAGACCGGTTCGATACTTACGTAAACAGCGATGAATCAGTCATGGAACAGATTGTTGAAGTTTGTGAAGAGTTTCGGTTCAGGTTCCCACAGTATGAAAAATTTCAGGACATGTATCCATCTATGGTGTACATTCCTAAAGACCAGCAGGTTACACTTAGGCAGTGTTTTATTAACGCCAGTATCCAGCGTATACCAGATCCGAACTGGATTGTAGATATTTTAGGCAAGTTTGATCCAGCATACGTTAATGTAATCCGTGTATATCCTTTAACAGATGACGAAGTATTAGTCCATTATGAAGACAAGATCACAGGAGAGCAGTTTTATGCCATCTGGGACGGTCAGCACACTGCGCTTACTCTGTTTTGTGTTGCGGTATATGCTTTTGGAATGACTGAACAAGACGCACTGGACCTAGTAGTTCCAGTAGCAGTACATCCTGCTCAGGATATAGCAAAACTTCGAAAGCGTTTTATTGGTGTCCACGATAATACTATGACTAAAGCTCTTGACAAATTTGACCTTTACCAGCAGTATGTTTTTAGTGTACGCAATAACGGGGACACAGATCCTTGGAGTGTTAGATTTGAAGAGATACAGACTGCATTAGAGCAGAATGGTATGTTCTTTACTCACGAAAAATTTGGAAATCACCTGCAGCCTGGGGCTGTATCACGTGCTACAGAAATTTTTCCTGCTAACAGCCGTGATATAAACAAATGGAAAAGTAGCGTTCTTGCTAATGTGTTTGAATATCATCGCATTACTAATTCAGACCAAAGTGTGCAACCTCTGGAAATAGACAACATGTCTCATATTTTTAGAGCATGTGATGTGCAAGGTATTGATGTGGATAGTGACTACATCAAACAGTTTGCAAAATGTCTAGGAATAGTTACAGAAAATACCTGGCAGAAAGGTTACGGTAACAATTGGAAATATAAAAAGCATGCCAAAGTAATGGCTGCATATGCTGGCTGGTTACGTAGACAACCTGAAGATGTACGTGGACACTTCAACTCAAGGTGTAATCAGACAGAAGTTGCTCCTACATGGTTATGTCAGGCTGTTAGAAATGCTGGCTTTAAACTTGAGCTACCAACATTTAGCGGTAAGTTTGCATACGAGTTTACTGCTGAGGAGTTGTCATAATGGCATTCCGTGAAGCAGAGTTTGATAAATTAAAAGAAGGGGTTTTACTTAAAAAAGCTAGAACTGAACGTTGTACTGTTGAAGGGTGTGGGAAGGTTCTCACACCCTACCAGGGACCAGGCAGTGACAAGTATTGTAGATCCCATCAGCGCAGTTTAAGTGAATACGGTGGTCTTGCTACAGGGCGTAAAACATACAGTTTTAGTAGAAATGATTCCTGTGACTGTTGTGGTTTTGACCCTTTGCGGCATCGCTGGATTAAGAGCATAACTGATAAAAAAGTACAAAATGCTGCAATCCGAAGTGTGCTAACAGTAGATCACATAGACGGTAATCATGACAATAATGACCCTAAAAATTTGCAAACATTATGTCCCACTTGCCACAACATTAAAACTATTGCGCACGGAGATCATTTAAGTAAGTAAGTGTAAATACTGAAAAGTAAATAAGCGAAATAGGAAAATATTATTTATGGATTATCAGCTAGATGTAGATGATGTAACAAGGCCCTGGGCCTTAGATTATGAAATAGACAAAAAATATTACCAAGATGTCTTTTATGATAATATAAGACCTGGAGTAAATAACGATCCTTGTAGGCACGATCAATTTTGGCACTGGAGTTGCCAAACAAAGAGAGAATTATATTACTTTCATATGATGTGTTTTGAAGGCACAGATATGAAAAATGAAGTTGACAAGGTTTCAAAAGATTTAAACCTACAAGGATTAGAGACTTATCCTAGGTTTAATTATCAATTTCCTAATACCTGCCTAGGTTGGCACATAGACGACCAGAATTCAGGAGTGACAATCAATTTAAATTTACAGGATACAGTGCCTATAATATGGTTAGGGAAAGACAGAATACAACATAAATATCCCTTTGAAGCACTATTTGTCAATGTAGAGAAAATTTGGCATACTGTTAAACCAGATCCTAATCATAGATTAATTCTTAAAATTATGGTTCAGGAAAGTTGGGATGTTGTTTTTAACAGATTAAATGAAGCAGGATTATTGATTCCTGTACAGCCTACAGAATCTTTGCCTTTCGTTGACGAATCAGATAAATAGTTGTAATTCGGAGACATGATATGACTATATCTGTAAAATTGTTAAACGACCAGATCAAAAAGATATCTGAAACTAATACATTATTGGATATGCTATTGGAATTTGAAAAAACACTGGATAATATTGACCTTTATGCTTATAAAAACTGGAGCAAAGGCGAAGTGCTTGAAGGACCTACCCTAGATAGACATTATGTCGGCGTAAAATTACTTTACAAACAATCAGAAATGCCTGATCCAGCTGGTGCAAAAAGATTATTTGCTAGAAATTGTTTGGTTAAATATTACAAAGATGATTTACTTTCACCTGTCAAAGTAAAAACATTTGACGATATTACCACTGACATTAGTACTGACGGCAGGGTTAGACATAAAGCAAAAACTAAAACTGAACCAGTTTGGGTAGTAGAAATCAAGATGCCTCGTAGATATGTGGATGAATTCACCACAGAGATAGTGCAATCAGAAGAGAATAACTATGTTGACACAGAAAGTTTAAATGCCGAGCAACAGGCTGAGAACGAAGAGCAGCTGTCAGGAGGACAAGTATAATGGGATTATATGAAGGAGATTTAAAAGACACTGTCCTAAAAAAAGTTTCAGTTGATGAATTTGAACCAAAAACTGGCGAAAGCAAAGATGTAGTAGTAGTTGGATATTATGTTTCCGAAGAATTAGTTGGCAAAGATCTTTACTCATTTATTAATAATGGCATAGTAGAGTTCCGTGACGTTGAAGTAACTCCAAATCCAAATGAGGATGGTTACTTTATGGTATTTGTAGAACTTGATCGTAACGAAAATACATACAATAACATAAAACAGTTAACCAACGATATTTCCAATGTTGCTGGCGAACTTAATTGGGAAGTAAAGACACACTTAACAGATGATTACAGTCCGTTAGGCAGTGACGAATTTAAGGCTGCTCTAATAACAGATCCGGCTGATTATAAAACACGGGAAGATATGGATAAGCAACAAGCAGAAGAACAAATGAACCAAAAAAACCAGGATATTTTAGAATTTTTAGGTAAATCATTATTAGATACGGTTGTAATTAACGAAAATACAATAACAATGACAAAAGGACAAAATACAGCACAATTAACTATTAGTGGATTTGGTGAAAAAGAAATAATGCAAGACATAGGCATTTCAGAAAGTGCTTTAAAACCTCTAGATAGCGTTATGAGAACATTTAATAAAATGTTAGGAGAAATGAGAGCAGTACCCATAGATGATTACATTGTGGTTTTCCACCCAACCCAGCAACAGGTGTTAGTAACACGATTATGTTCGGATTCTTAAAACTATTACCAGTACTAATTTTAGTAGCAGGTGCCGCCTGGTTTTATCATTACACTACTATTAATGCAAAGCAAGATCAAATTGATGATCTGGGTTACAAACTACAAGTGGAACAAAAGAAAGCGGCAGCACTTGAAGTAGCACAAGCAGAAAACTTAAACACAATACAAAGCCTAAGCCAAAAAGCACAAGCACAAAATGTTGCTATCAGTGAGCTTAGTGCAAAATCAAATGCAATTGCAGCAGAACGTGATGCATACTTGAGTATATTTAAACGACACAACCTAACAAAACTTGCCAGAGCAAAGCCTGGACTAATTGAACCACGTGCTAACAAAAGCACAGCTGAAGTGTTCAGAAGCGTTGAGCAAGCCAGCAAAGAGGTACAAAATGCGGATAACACAGACACTAGCGATACTGACAGCGACTCTACTACTAAGTAGTTGCGCTTCATTTGGAATAGGGGGTCTTTTTAAAGGTAAGGACAAATTACCCCCACCTATTCCTGAAGTAAAAATAGTAACCGAACAGGTTGCTGTAGAAATTTATCAACCTCCACTCCCACAAGAAATACAAATGCAAGACGTAGAGTTTTTTGTGATTAATCGTAATAACCTAGATGAACAGATCAAGAAGGTAGAGAAAATACTGGACGGTGGCTTTGTGGTTTTCGCTCTTATTCCTCAAGACTATGAAGCAATGGCTGCTAATTTACAAGAGATCAAACGTTACATATTGCAAAGCAAAGATGTAATCCTTTATTACAGACAGGCAACCACAACATCCGACGCTGACGGAGATGGTGATACGGATCTAGAAGATTATGTTGCACGTAACAAAGAACTTACTGAAAAATATAAAAATAAATGAAAATCACTGGTGAGATCAATCTCCATGATGGCATTATCGACATTGACATTCATAATGCAAGGGAAGCAGATATTAATTTTGGCAGTAATAACCTTACTTTATTAAATCATAAATCAAAAGTTTTTACTTCTAGAGACAATAGCAGGATTATAACTAACTCTGAAAAAATAGCTGAAGTCTATTATAATGAACTAGCTGATATAATGATGGATACATTTAAACCAGACATAGTGTTATGTCATAGTCATAGGATACGTTCAAGTAATCATCTGCCCTCAGGGGAGCGCTCCGAGAATGTCAATCTCTCCGAGACGGGTAAGCATTTTAATTTACAAGAAAACATCCCAGGGCCTAGCCCTGCTGCTTATCGCCTACGTACAGTAAAAAACCAATGTACTGTAGCCTCGTCACTGCACAATGATTATCATTCCGCAATGGAGCCATATATAAAAGCTCTAATATTGCACAGTGTAGGTTTAACACATTCAAAACTGGAAAAATCTACACGTAGGTTTAACACTAGTCGACTATGGCTTAACAGAGTAATCAATCCGAATTCAATCCTGCATAAGGATTATACAGTAAGATTTGCTCCTGGTATAAACAAACAATCACTTGCTGATGCCGATTGGAGTACAGTTAGAACAGCATGCTATAACAGCTGGAGAAACTTAGGGCCTGAACATCCTGATAACCAATTCATGCTAGAAGGCTCAGGTAATATTGATGTACTTAAAACTTGTGAGGTGAGAAAAATATTTGAGGATTCAAACTATCAAACATTAACAATACATAGAGATTGTACTCAACTTATTGGAAAGTATTATTATTATCCCAACCTACAACCTGATGAATTAATCTTATTTAATATTTGGGACAGCCAAAAGTTTTATCAAAACAAATCCTGGGCAAGTATACACACTGGATTTCGTCTTAAAGAAAAAGGATTACCACATAGAACAAGCATAGACTGTAACTGTTTATTAGGTTGGTTAAATTAAAATGAAATATGTTATTATTAGCCAACCTAAATCAGGAACTTACTTATGCGTAAACTTGCTTTCTGAATTAAAAATAAATCCTAGCTGGATGCATTTTACATCGACAGGTTTTGTAAAATTTAATCCACGCAATATTCATAAAGAAAAACTGTATGGACCGGATAAGGCGGTGTATCGGCCAATAACACGCACTGCATCATTAATAACTGATAATTATTTTTCTCAAGGGCACATTGAATATAATCCTATAACAGAAAAATCATTAAAAGATTTTAAAAAAATTCTGTTAACAAGGGACAAACAAGAATGTATTGAATCACTGAACAGAATGAGGGAGCAAACAAAAAGGCAAGATTTAAGCGAAGCAGCGTTCCCCATCGATAATTTGGCTAAACTTCGTAACGGAGTTGCAGGCTGGCAGGGCACAGAAAATACTTTTAACTTATCATTTAATGATATGATTAATATTAATTTAACTAAGTTAGATAAATTACAACAATTTTTATTTGATGGAGATGTAAGACACAACAGTAAGGTATGCATGGAAAACGCATTAAAAAATAATAGTATAACAAAGAGTAATCTGCGGTAAAAGAAACAGACAACTTAATAAAATTAATAGGAGTACACTTGATTACATTACAAACAAAATTCAATAGTGTTTCAGAAATGAAATTCTTACATGGATATAAAGACACCCCCTATAACAACAACAATGACAGAGGTATCGTACGTCTGAACTTTGATGAGGCAGAATGCCTGTGGCGATCTATTAAAGCTACTTCAGGTACTATACTGGAAATTGGCAGACGCCATGGTGGTAGCACTGTGTTAATTGTAGCGGCCGCTGGGGCTGACAGGCCTGTGATTAGTGTTGACATTGCGCCAGCCCATCACCAGACATCAGAAAAATATTTCTCAGATCCTGAGTTTTCCAAGAGTTTAAAACTGATTAAAGATGATGCTAAAAACATAACAACAGGTAATTTAGGATTATTATTTATTGATGGTGACCATTCCTACGAAGGAGTTAAGCGAGATATTGACACTCACTGGGACAGTTTAGACATTGGAGGATTATGTGTATTCCATGATGCTGTGCCTAACGACGGATTAAAACATCGTAATCAGATTAACCATTGTCCTGGCGTAACCACTGCGTGTCAGGAATTAGTTGATGGCGGTAAAGGGCAGGAAGTAGACAGTGCAGGCAGTGTATTGGTTCTTAAGAAACTTAAATGAAAACTACTATTCAATACCGTGTATATAGATCTCCTACCCCTGAGGAGTACAAAGACTTCCCTGTTGAAATAATGAATGCTAGAACCATTAAACTACCAGGTCTCCAATCCTTAGGATTTGAGCTTATCCCTCATAACATCGACGAACTTGGTAAGCTTACCCCAACACTCGGGCCCGATAGTAATGACCTACATAGATACCATCACAAATTAGCTAAGTTGGGTCTGGAAAAAACTGATGCAGATTGTGTATTAGTAAATAAATCTAGATTTAGATCCACTGATCAAGAAGAAGACTTACCTCCTGCTGTATTTGCTCATAACGATCTCACATCAAATGCTTTTGAAATTTTAGGCTATAAATTTAAACACTTGGATTTTTCCAACATCCCCAGTTTTATAGGGCATGCTAGTAAAAAAATCCACGATCCTAGTCCAACAATTAAACGTTGGGCAATGTTCAAGGCCTGGCGTAATACAGGAGAAACTAATCCTTGTAGTCAAATGGCTTGGTGTGATCCCACGAGTATACATCCTTTGGAAATGATTAATTACAAAGTACCAGATCATTTAGTGAAAAAATATATCGAGGCTAACAATGATCCTAACTACTCACATCATATGTTACTCTTTTCAAAAAAACCAGAAATAACACATAATTGGTATTATTATTCAGAAATGACCTATGACGAAGTTGTGTTATTTAGATTATATGATTCATCTTTGCTTAAAACTAAACGCTGGTTTACACCGCATTCATCTTTTTTATTTCCTGGCAGGCAAGATACGCCTAGATCAAGTATAGAGACTGAAATAAATTGTTTATGGTTTGATTAATCTAGAAACTACTTTAAGTTTACATAGTTCTTACATTTTTGTTCAATAAACTTGACTTTTTACTTTAAGTGTGTATAATTAACACGATGATGCTGATTTAAGGTCATTCACAAACAGCGAAGAAAAGTAAGGAGTTACATATGAATATTCGCAAACTCCTCCTTGGTATCGTACTTGCAGTATTTTCTGTTGGTTCGGTTGCCTCGGAGACAACTAGTGCTATTCGTGGAGTCGTTGTTGACTCTGGGGGTGCAGTAGTAGACGGCGCTAAAGTCGTTATCACACACGAACCATCTGGTTCAATTTCACTACAAACAACAAACGAGCAAGGTATCTTTGTAGCACGTAATTTACGTGTTGGCGGTCCTTACTACGTTGCTGCAACTGTAGGTGATTCACTGGGTTCCGCATCAGGTATCTTCTTGAACTTGGGTAAAGAAGAACGTTTACGTTTAACCGTTGCACCAGAACGCAGTATGGAAGAAGTAGTAGTAACAGCGATCAGACAAGACCTCAAAGGTCTGCAAGCTGGTCCAAGCGGCGTAATGACAGCAGATCAAGTTAATGATATTGCTAGTGTTCGCCGTGACCTAAAAGATGCAGTTGCAACACAACCATTTGTGAATGTTTACAGCATCAGTTTCAACGGTGACGATACTGAAAGTATCAGCATCGCTGGACAAAACGCACGTTATAGCTCATTCAGTGTTGACGGTATTGGCCAATCAGATGACTTCGGTTTGGAGTATGGCGGCTACCCAGGTGTACGTTCGCCTATTGCATTGGAAAGCGTTGATCAGGTAACTGTGAGCGTGGTAGACTATGACGTAAGAGATTCAGGTTCAACTGCTGGTAACATTAATGTTGTTACTAAGTCAGGTACAAATGAATTTTCTGGTAGCGTGTATGCTTATAAGACTAACGACAGTTTTGTAGGTGATGAAACTGACGGCACTGAAGTCACCAATGGTGAGTTTGATGAAGAAACTGTTGGTTTTACATTCGGTGGTCCAATCCTGGAAGACAAACTTTTCTTCTTTGTCAACTATGACAAATTTGAAAAGCAAGAGCCAGGTGTTTTTGGTGCTGCTGGATCTGGTGCCGTTAGAGAAGTAGACGGCGTGTCACTTGCTGACGCACAGGAAATTATTGCCATTGCTGATTCAGTTTATGGTTATAATGCAGGTAGCGCAAGCGGCATGGATAACATGCTAGAAGACGAAGATTTGTTGGTTAAGTTGGATTGGAATATCTCAGATTTCCATCGTGCAACTTTTACCCACCAGACTTCAGACAATAACGATGTAAGCGAGTACGGTGGTTCAAACACTGTGTTAGCACTTACCTCAGGTAACTACATCAAAACATCTGAACTTGCTGCTAACAGCGTTCAAATCTTTTCAGATTGGAATGACAAGTTAAGCACAAGTGTACGATATGGTAAGCGTGAAGTTGATACAGCACAAGACAGTGTTGGTGGTGCAGACTTTATGCGAGCAGTTGTTGAACTAGGCGAAGGCAACAGAGGCCCACAAGTATTAATGGGTCCTGACGTTTTCCGTCACTTTAACACACTCAGTACAACCACAACAGAGATGGAATTGGAAGCAAGTTACTTGCTGGGCCAACATGAAATTGTTGCTGGTGTGCATTACAACGAAGTAGACGTTTTTAACGGCTTTGTTGCATACAGCGATGGTGAGTTAGTTTTTGCAAGCATTGAAGACTTTGCTAACAAGACTCCTTACGACATTGACTATCGTAATGCACCAAGTGGCGACCCTGCTGATGGCAGTGCTGCCTTTGCTATTGAAACTACCAGTTTCTATATTCAGGATACCTGGGACGCTACTGACAGATTAACTGTTAATGCTGGCGCACGTTGGGAAAAGATCTCTATGGATCAAGCACCAAAGGCTAATCCTCAAATTGAACAATACTATGGTTTCAGTAACGCTACTAGCTTAGACGGCAAAGATGTATTCTTGCCTAGAGTTAGTTTTTCATTCCAAGCAGATGACCTTGCTTTCTTCCAGGATGTAACATTCCGCGGTGGTGCAGGTTACTTTACTGGTGGACGTCCTAACGTGTGGATGGGTGGTACTTTCAGCAATGATGGTATTGGTATCCAAAACGCAAACGTTCCACTAGAAGCAGCAGCAGGCTTTGATGGGTTTGATACATCAGTATTTGACCAGTACATTTATCAGCCTGGTCAACCTGGATTCCGTCCTGGTTATGCTGACATCATGGATCCAAACTTTGAATTGCCACGTGAACTTAAAGTAAGCATTGGCGCTGATTGGACTTTTGGTGATGGTTGGGATATGACAGCAGACTTGTTAATGACCAAAGTAGACAAAGACTTACACTTCCGGCAGTTGCGTATTGGCAACCCTGCATTTGGTGGTGCTGTAGATTGTCCAGAAATTGGTGACTATGTATCAAATACTCAAATTGGTACAGGCCCAGATGGCAGAGCAATTTATGCAGACTATAGTGTATGTGGTAAAGCAATGGAGAAATTCATTGACGGTCGTGGTTATGACATGTTACTCACTAACACAGACAAAGGCGAAAGTCTTTTGTTCTCAGCTAGTGTTGCAAAGGCCTTTGATAATGGCTTTGACTTATACGCTAATTACACTTGGCAAGATGTAGAAACAGTAGGTGCTTTAAGCAGCTCACGTAACATCAGTAACTTCAAGTACACCACTAAGTATGAAGACTTCAATGCAGACGTATTGCACAGAAGCCCATACAGCCGTGAACACACAATTAGTGTTGTTGCAGGTTATACTGCAAACTGGATTCCAAACTCACCAACACGCTTTGCATTAATTGCTGGCGCTGTAAGTGGCGAACCATTCAGCTATACTCTTGGTCAGTATAAAGATGGTGCGTTATGGGGATTGGATAGAGAATCAGCTCGTGATGAAACAGCAGCATTTTATGTACCAAATGGTTCAGGTACAGACGTAATCATTCCTGATTACTTTGCAGCTGATTACAACGCATACATTGCAGCAGCTGGTTTAGCAGGTTATGCAGGTGGCTTTGCACCAATCAACGAGTTCGAAACTGATTGGAACTACAGAGTTGACTTAAAAGTTACTCAAGAGTTTCCAGGATTTCGCAAGGCAGACAAGGTCCTAGTATCACTTGATATTGAGAACTTGCCTAACTTGTTGAACTCAGATTGGGGACAGCAGACTAAAGCAAACAACTCAGCCCGTAGTTTAGCTGAAGCAGTACCAGTCACAAACGCTGACGGCTCATACAGTTATGAATATCGTCCAGCTTACGGCATGAGCTTAGACCGTGTGGATAATCAAGCGATTAACTACTACAGAAGTTTAAGTCGTATCCAGTTAGGATTAAAGTACGTCTTTTAATTCTATAAATAAAGATGCGGGGGTAACAACAGTTGCCCCTTGCATTTTCCTCAAACTTATGCTATAATAGACACATATGGATTACTATCAAACACTAGGCGTGGCTCGCGATGCGGATCCACAAACGATTAAACGTGCTTATCGCAAGTTAGCTGGACAACATCATCCTGACAAAGGCGGCGACGAAGCTGAGTTCAAAAAATTACAAGAAGCATATGAAGGATTAAGTGATCCTCAAAAGCGTCAAATGTATGATCAGTTTGGTACAGTGGATCCACAACAACAAGGTGGACCTCAGGGATTCAGTTTTAACTTTAATACCGGTAGCCCGTTTGATGATGTCATGTCACAATTTGGATTTAGTAACAGAGGACCACAGCAACAAAGAAATCCTGATGCACAAGTAAATTTAAATATTAGTCTTTTGCAATCCTATACAGGCGGAGATTTTAACATAAACGCTGGGGTTATAAACGAAAATATATCATTGCCACCTGGTATTCGTGAAGGGGCAAAATTAAGAATACACGGCAAAGGACATCAACGATTTAAACAGTTACCTCCTGGAGATTTGATTGTAAGAATACAAACACAAATGCCACCAAACATGGCACGTGATGGGGATAATGTATTGCATAAAATTAACATAGACTGTATCACTGCAATGATAGGAGGAGAAATAGAATACGAACACTTTGCAGGATCTAGGTTCAAAGTAAAAATACCAAGAGGTTCGTGTACAGGGGAAAGATTAAGACTAAGCCAATGGGGTATGCCTAGTCCTAATAATATCAACAGCAAAGGACATTTGTTTTTAATATTAGATATTAAGACACCTAATATTACTAATCCTGAGCATATATCGATGTTAAATAAAATAAAAGATGAGGTATTTAAGTGACAATTGAAGAAGTAATGCATAATGCGCTAACTGTAGCCCAAGAACTAAATCATGAATATGTTACTCTAGAACATATTGTTTTGTGCTTACTCAGGGACGAAAAAATAATAGAGGTATGTAAGGAAAATACAGTTGACGTTGATCAAATAATCACAGACTTAAATAACTATTTTAACAGAGAAAGTTGGCATGGTTTAAAGAATGTTCACGGCACTAAAGGAAAACCTAAAAAAACAACATTAGTTGATCGTGTTTTTCAAAGAGGCGTAGCACAAATGATGTTTAGCCAAAAAGACAAATTTGAAACAACAGATTTGTTAATTAGTATTTTAAGCGAGGAAGAAAGTTTTGCTCGTTACTATTGCGAAATAAACGGATTAGAAAAAGAGACAATTAAAGAGAAAATTATCAAAGAAAAGGAAGATAACGAAGCAAGAGATTTATTGGAACAATACACCATAAACTTAAACCAAGAAGCAAAAAATTCCAAGATAGATCCTTTAATTGGAAGACAAAACGAGGTAAGTGACTTAGTACACGTACTTGCAAAAAGAAAGAAAAATAACTGTGTGTTAGTAGGGGAACCAGGCACAGGTAAAACTGCTATTGCAGAAGGGTTGGCTAAAAAAATTGTAGACGGTGAAATACCAAATATAATGAAAAACAAAGTTGTGTACAGCATGGACTTAGCAGGAATGATTGCAGGTGCCAAGTACAGAGGTGACTTTGAGGAAAGATTAAAAGGTGTAATTTCCTATCTAGAAAAAGACCCAGACGCTATTTTGTTTATAGACGAAATACATATGATCATGGGAGCAGGTACAGGATCTAGCGGATCAGTTGATGCTGCAAATATCCTAAAGCCTGCGTTAGGTAGAGGTAGATTACAAACCATAGGAGCAACTACTCCAGACGAATTTGCTAATAGTATAGAAAAAGATGGCGCAATGAAACGGCGTTTTGAAAAACTAATAATCAATGAAACTTCAGTTGCTGACACTAAGGATATTCTATACGGTCTGAAATCCTATTACGAAGAATTCCATCATGTAAAATACAGCTTAAAATTATTAAGCAGAGTAGTTGACCTTTCTGATAGATATATCAAAAATAAGTGTTTTCCAGATAAAGCATTGGACATTGTAGATGCTGCTGGCGCTAGAGTTAAACTTCGTGAACAAAAAACCGTAAAAATTTCAGATGTCGTAAAAGTTATTAGTAAAATAAGTAACATTGGCGAAGACGTAATTGATACGGAAAGCAGTTATGGTTACGAAACACTGGAAGATAGAATCAAGACAGTTGTTTACGGACAAGATCAAGCAATTGCAAAAATTGTAGAGAGTATATTGGTAAGCAAAGCAGGTTTACGGGAAGTGCATAAACCAATTGGTAGTTTTCTATTTGTAGGACCCACAGGTACTGGTAAAACAGAAACTGCAAGGGCATTAGCAGAGGAATTAAATTGTACATTGGTAAAATTTGATATGAGTGAATATCAAGAAAGACACAGCATTGCAAAATTGATTGGTGCTCCTCCAGGATATATTGGCCATGCAGAAGGTAAAATGGGCCAAGGTCAGTTATTAGCAGCAATCGATGAAACACCTAATTGTGTTTTATTATTAGATGAGGTGGAAAAAGCAGCACCAGAAGTTTTACAGGTGTTGTTACAAATTATGGACGATGGAGTTCTTACTGGTAGTGCTGGCAAAAAAGTAGATTTTTCTAATGTTATTATTTTAATGACAAGCAATTTGGGAATACAAGCAAGTGAGGTTCGTAAAATTGGTTTTGGTGATCCCGTAAAGCAGGGAGAGATTGATAAAGCTATCCAACAATTTTTTGCCCCTGAATTTAGAAACAGGATTGATGCAATAGTGCCGTTTAGTAAACTAGAGAACACACAAATGTTGTTAATTGTTGATAAACTAGTAGAAGAAACAAACGCATTGTTGATAGGTAACAACAGTAAAATTAGAATTAAGATTACTCAGGATGCTCGTTTACAACTAGCTCAAGACGGATATGATCCTAATATGGGAGCAAGGCCATTAAAACGATTGTTTGAACACGAAATAAAGAAACCATTGAGTAAAAAAATATTGTTTGAAAATTTAAAGGATTGTTGGGTAGAAATAGGATATACAGATAAAGATTACATGTTAAGTATTGTCTAACTAAAAAAAGAAACTTTGCTGGTTGAAAAGTATTTTATATGATAAATACTATAATAACCCAGGGAGAGATACACATGGCACAAATAGTAAGCGATTCAGTAGTGATCGAAATCAGCAGAATTGCAAAAGACGGTGAGAAACTTACATCAGTGGTTAATGAGGAAGTAGTTAGCACACTGGAGCAAGTTGTACAGCAATTGGTTGGTGACGGTGCTGTAGTAGAAGTCAAAACAGCAGGATAATACAAATGCCCATTAATAGAAGAAGTGTTACGATTATGAGTGCTACTGGCATTGAAATGTCCAAATTTAGCGAAGTTGTAAAAAGTGATAGCTATTACGGATATACTGACGGATTGCACACAATACAAGTAACATATAACAATTGGATAGGAAGATTTAGAATTCAGGCAACTCTCAGTTTAGAACCTGCGGACGGAGATTGGTTTGATCTTGTGATTGATCCACTTAACGGTTTGTATCCAGGTAGTAATCCTTGGAACCCAGACGGTTATATTCAATACAACGCAAACGCTCCTGCAACAAAATCAGAAGCATATACTTTCAGAGGAAACTACACATTCATAAGGGCTTATATGGATCGTAGGCATATTGGCGACAGTCTTACATATGATTCATCTTATGGCAGCATTGATAGAGTCATATTATCTAGCTAAAAGTGATAAATAGCTGTAATAGCACACTAGCTTAGGATTGATAATGGCCAATACATTTATTAGTTTATCTGACACTCCGTCAGTGTACTCTGGAAGCACCCAAGTAGTAATAACAGCAGGATCTGAAATAGATTTTATTACTTTCTCAACAAACGAATTATCTGATGTTAACACCTTTGGTGCTTATGCACCAGAAAACGGACAAGTACTTACATATTTTGGTGGGGTTAATGAATGGAGGCCCGCATTATCTGATCCTTACAGTGCAGGTAATGGCTTAAACAAAACTGATCAGGGCGTAATTAATATTACTACTTCGCCATCCGGAGGGTTACTTGCAAATAGCACTGGTATATTTATTGAACCAGTATCTACAGCAGGCACATACGGCAATGCAACACACATTCCCTCGATCACTATAAACGACAAAGGCCAAGTAATTAGTACCGCATTAGTAGAAGGTACTTTTGAAATTGCACAAAGTTTAAATGCAGAACACATAGCTAATATTTCAGGAACGGCGGGACAAATTAGCGTTACTGGTGGATCTGGTATTGCATCGTCTCCAACATTAAACTTAGTATCTACAGGTGTTACACCAGGTACATACGGTAACGTTACTCATGCACCTCAAATCACTGTAGACACTTACGGTAGAATACAAAACGTTGACTTAGTACTAATGGCTGGCGGCGCTGGTGGGAACGGTAATGTTGATTATAATATTATTACAACTGAAGCTTATCGTAATATTGAAGTAGCAGGACAAACTACAGTTAGTGCTGACAACAAGGCAGATACATTAACATTTGCAGCCGGCACTGGTATGACTATTACTACTAATGCAGCAGCAGACACAATTACTTTCGCTAGTGCAGCAGGAGGTGCTAGTGTAGATGTTGATGATACTCCTCCTTTAAGTCCCAGTGAAGGTGACTTATGGTGGGATAGTGCTGCCGGTAGATTAAAAATATATTATACTGATGTTGATAGCAGTCAATGGGTTGACACTAACCCCGCAGGAAGTGCTGGTGGTGGCGCTAGTGTAACCGTAAGCGACAATCCCCCTTCCGGTCCTAGTGATGGAGACTTGTGGTGGAACAGCAATAAAGGTAGATTAAAAATTTATTATCAAGATGTTGATAGTGTACAGTGGGTAGATGCAAGTCCTACTACCGGTTTAACCGATGTTGCTAATCTAACTGATGGTGAGTTAATTGTACCTCAAAGTAACACAGTGATAAGCAGTGGAGAAGGTTCGGTAACATGGAATTATACCACAGATACTTTACATGTGGGTACAGGTGATGCAGGATTTGTTACACTCGCAGATTTAGATGATTTAGATTTAGCTTGGGACGAAGCTAACGCAACACTTAGTATTGCAGGAGGTAACAGCATTGCTTTAACTGGTCTAGGTGGTAGTTATGGTGATGCAGATGTATTGTTGTTAGGTGAAGGTAACTGGGCAGGTAATATCATACCAAGCGCAAACGTAACATATGATTTAGGCACAAACGATGCTCGTTGGAAAGATTTATATTTGGCAAATGCCACAATTTATTTAGGTACAGATACAATTAGCACTAGCGGCGCAGGATTATTATTAAATGGTAATGCTATTGTAAGTTATACAGATGCATCAGTTCAGGCTTATTTAGATGCACAGGGATTCAGTAATACTGCAACAACGTATGGCGATACTGATGTACAAACATACTTGGATGCACAAGGCTATAGTAATGTAGATTTAGATGCACAAACTTTAACCTGGGACGAGGCAAATTCAAATATTTCAATCAGTGGCGGCAATGAGGTTACTATCACAGGATTTTCTAACTATGCTGACAGTGATGTAAACACTTTCCTTACATCAAACGGTTATAGCAACACAGTGGTAAGTTATAGCAATGCCACAGTGCAAGCATATTTAGATACTCAGGGCTACAGCAACACAGTGGTAAGTTATAGCAATGCCACAGTGCAAGCATATTTAGATACTCAGGGCTACAGCAACGTAGACTCTGATAGTCAAACATTAACCTGGGATCAGGCAAACAGCAACCTAAGCATCTCGGGTGGTAATACCGTTACTATATCATTTGCAGGTGGCACGTTCTCAGCAAGCAGTTTGGAAACAGGCAATGTACAACCTGCGGCAGAAACCACTGACAGCGTTAACGGTGACAATCTAAACATCAACGGCGGTGATGCTTCGGGCTTGAACAGCACAGGCGGCACACTGATACTGGATGCAGGCACTGGCGCAGTGGCAAATGGCCAGGTAGACATTGGCACAACGACCGCAACACAAATAGATATTGGTAATGGCACCAGTACTACCATTATTGCAGGATCAGTTAACACGCTGGGCACTTTCAGATCTCAGGGGGATGCACTGTTTGATACTGGTGTGCAGGAAGCGTTCAGCACAATTAATGCAGCAACAGGCACCGTAACACACGATTGTGATAACGGACACATATTCCGTCACACTGCTCCAGTTGCAGACTTCACAGCGAACTTTACTAATTTTGGTTTAACCACTGACTATGCAGCCACAGTTACACTGGTTATTGATCAGGGCGCAACAGCACGTATTCCCACAGCAGTACAGATTGGTGGTGTGGCACAAACACTGCTATGGCAAGGTGGATCACCACCCACAGGCACCAACAACGGTGAAGATGTGGTGAGCTTTAGTTTCCTTAAAACAGGTGTTAGCACATACACAGTATTAGGTCAGCTTGTAGGGTTTAGTTAATGCCCTTCTTTAGCAGTTTCACAGGCAGTTTTACAGGTGGGCGTAGAGCCGCTGCCTTTGGTTCTCCTGCACCTTGGGCCCCCACTGATATTTCTCTGGCAGCCTGGTTTGATGCTTCAGACACAGGAAGTTATACAACCAGCGGATCAACGATCACATCAGTAACAGACAAAACAGGTAACTCTACTAATACACTGACTGGCACTCCTTATAATAGCACCAGCCTGGACGGCAAGCCTGTATGGTCGTTTGATTCAGGCGATGATATAACCACTAACGAGTTTGCACAAACAGATGGATCAGGCAACCACTGGGCAATAGGACTGATGCAGTGGAATTTGGTGACTAATGCACGGGATAGTTTTTGGAGTACGGAAAATAACTCAGTGGCATTATCGACCAAAAGAGACTATGCTATCAGCGCCAGTAATACAACTTCTTTTCCTGGTGAACTGGATTTAGACGGACTGGCTTCAAACAGGATCTCATCAAGTATAGGCAATGCACTGTTATTTAACACGAGTCTAAACATAAACGTTTGGTACCTGATTGCTGCGGTTTTTAACAAGTCAGGAAATCAAATTTCTGTAAGGTTAAATGGAGGTACTGTCGCTCCTCCTGTAAATGACTATGACAACTCATTAAATACAAATATGGATTTACGTCTGTTCCGCAACAGAGCTAATGAAAGAATGAATGGCAGGGTAGCTGAGTTCATGAGTGTGAAAGACATTCCTGGCATAGGTGGTACAAATAACTCTAATGTGGAAAAAGCAGAAGGTTACTTGGCTCACAAATGGGGTTTGGCAACAGCTATATTAGACCCCCTTCATCCATACTATTCCTCACCACCATAATCATCCCAAAGTGATAAATACAATAAAACGTATTTAGGATTTAATCATGGCAATTAATTTTCCAAACAACCCAGTTGTAAATGAAACATATGCTGTAGGAAGTGTAACCTGGACTTGGGACGGAGTAAGTTGGGTCGCACAGGGATCAGGAAGTAGTGGTGGTGGTGGTGGAAGCAATGTTGACCTCACAAGTTTTTCTGTTTCTACAGGTGCAGCAAGTGCAGGCGGTAGTTTAAGTTACAGCGCAAGCACTGGTGTATTTACATTTAGACCAACTGATACTACAACTTTCTTAACTGGATCAACCGGGGTAACTCCTGGCACATACGGAGATGCGAACAATATACCTCAACTTACTGTTAATGCAGATGGCCAAATAACGGCAATATCAACTAATAGTACAAGTGGTGGTGGTGGCGTAGCTGCTGTTGAAAGATTTAAATTAAATTATAGTAGCGACGGTACATTAAGTTCGATCACAGATGCTACTATAGGTATTGGTTCAACAAATATAGATAGCGCAACTGGCGGAGAAGTCACTATTACTTTTGATAGTGGCATTTATAATTATCCACCACTTAGTGTGATTATGTATGGATATGATTATACTAATAATAATTATGTAATATCGCCGTTAGAATCAACTATGACCAAAAGAACTGTGTTAGCAGGAGGAACATCAGGTTCCCCTACACTGTTTGACGGTGCAGACACTGTTGAAGTACAACTGAGACTAAGAGAAGCAGAAACTGCTGCAAGTAGGGGTGGCTTCGGCACAGTTACTCACGCTTGGATACAGTTTGTACTAGCAGGATAGATAAAATATGACCCATACATATACAACAAATCAAATTAAACTTAATGTTCCCAGTAAAGTATTACCTGTAAGCGTATCATTAATTGAAGGTTTAGAAGTATGGCCTTTTCAGAACTCGCCTACTGATCCATGGTATTCTGGTTCCCCCTCTCCTAGAAACTACAGATGGAAAATAACATTTGCTGTTACCGCTGTAACTCATGGGTCTAATTTAACCAGAGATGATTTTGCCTACAATGGATTAGATGTTCGTGTCAATGATTGGGTTGCTAGTGCATCTTCAGGACAAGCATTAAAGATTATTTCAGTGGAATCAAAAACTAAGTCTTCAGTAACCTGTATTGTAGAAGATTGGTTAAGATATAATACATTTAAAAGCCCTACAGGAAACGGAATATTTAACACAGGGTCTGCTGTTGTGTTCACACTCAACGAATTAGGCCAGCCAATGTTGGATCCACTTCCTAGTTCTGTAGGCATTGATTTTTTTCCTACTGTTACTAGTAGATTTGCTTATTTAAACCCTCAAAAAAATTATGTATTAGAACAAGATAATCACGGATTCTCTGTAGGAGATGTTGTTAGTGTTACAACAAACGGTTTTGTTAAATCCAATGCTGACACCGCAATAAATGTCGTAGGTTATGTTACAGATGCAGGCCCAGGCGATAATTACTTTATTATTGCTCCTAATAATCCCATACTAGATGTTGATCCTGCAATTCCTGGATTGCAAGGCGAAAGAATATATGTTAATGATACTAACGGTACTTTAACTAACGTTGAGCAATTAGCAGGCAAAGCAATATTTTTAAATTTAAGTGGTCCTAACCCTACAGTGTTAACAGGAACAGTTCCAGATCCTACTATATCTTCAGATAGTACAATTGTATTAAATGGTGAGACTATTACTTTTACTGGGGCAGGTGGCACAGAAACCTTAAAAAATATGATAGATGATATCAATACTGCGACTGCGACTACAAAAGTATTAGCAAGTTCTGTTAATAATCCTACTAAGATATCTAGCAATAGTGTTGGAACAGCATATGGATTAGTAGGTGGATATACTCCGTTTAGTGCAACAATTAATAGCACACTTGTAAACTTCACTACATCAGGGTCTATATACCCTGGTATTGCAACCCCTCAGGATATGGCAATTGATATTAATAACTCAGGTATTGTAAACTTAACTGCAAGTGCAACTCCTACTGTACTAACACTAACAGAATCTACTGGAGGATCAATAACTATTGTGAATGGTGATCCGGATGCAAATACTAATCCTTTTGTAGGCAGCAGTAATGTTTCAGGATTATCAGCAACAACTACTGGTCTTAATCAAAACTTAATAGTTTTAACCAGAGATGACGGCGGCGAAGTATTAATTTATGAAGCATCTGAAGCATTTCAAACTGCAACAGGTGTGTTTAGTGGACAAAATGGTTCATTGCCGCTGGCAATGACTATAGAACAAGGTATTAGAAAAGCAGGTACAACTGTAGTAGCAGATATTACAGAAAGAGACAGTTTAAATGCTCAGGTTGGGGATCAAGCATACGTTCTTGACGGCGGTTTTGGTGAATGGGTACTGTACTTATGGAATGGCGGAGGCTGGACTCAAATAGCAACACAAGACAGTAGCACTGTGGATGCAAGAACTATCACAACAACATTTACAGGACCATTTACTGGCAATATAAACGTTCAAAATATTGGAACTGTTTCACCTGGAAGAAAGATCACCACGGTAAGTATTGACATAATTACACCGTTGTCAGGCGGTACTGATACTCCGGTAATTGAAATAGGCACCTTGGCAGCTACTGACTTGCTTATGGGAGCAAGCGAATCCAACTTAGAAACAGCTGAAGAATATATTAGTTTACCTGAGTATGTACACCCAAGTCCAGCTGTTGTGGAACTATTACTACAAGCAAAACTTACTCATTTCAATGCAACTGCAGGAGATGTTACGGTTAAAATAACGTATTTGTGATAAATAAGCATATAGGAGCATAGGAGTATTAAATGGCAATAATTAAACAATTTGGATTGTCGGGTGTAGGCTCGGATCTACAACTAGGCAAAAACGGAGGCAGATTAGTATACAATGCTGGCTCTGGATTGTTTAGTTTTTTTGCAAACGATGGCAACACACTAGAAGAAATTGTAGTATCAGGGATTACGTTAGGTACATCAACATCAATTGTAGAAATTTTAGACCAGGATGATTTTGGTAATGTAAGTGCTACTGGATTAGCAACATCAGAAAGTACAAAAGCATATATCGATCAAGTTACTAATAATGGTGGACTTTCTGTTACCACAGACTCTGGTAGTCCAAGTAGTGGATCTATTATTTTTGCATCAGAAACATTTGAACTCACTGGTAATGCAAATAACATTATTACTAGTTGGGAAGGCACAAACACTGTTCGTATTGCATTAACAGAAGACCCCAAGGTATTTGGTAATTTAGAGGTTGCCGGGGATAATATTACATTAACAACTGGTACTTATTTAGGAAATGCAAATTTAAATGTTGTTGAATTTAATAGTTTAAGTGGTACTGGTGCAGTTACTATCACTGACATTTTAGACGATGACACAATGGCTAATGCAAGTGCTACTACTTTAGCAACTTCAGAAAGTATTAAAACATACATTGATACTGAATTAACATCCGGTGGCTTGGCAATGACAGTTGCTGGTGATACTGGCAATGGTACTGTTATCTTTAGTTCTGAGGTCTTTACTTTTAATGGAACCACAAACCAAATATCTGTAGATTTTGACGGTGTTCAAACATTTACGGCAAGTCTTCCTGCTGATGTAGTAGCACCAGGAAGTCTTACAGTAACAACTGATTTTACAACTAGTTTAACAGCAGATAGTGTCCCTATTGTAGGCACAGGTGGTTTACTAACTGAAGACTCTGCAAACATTAGTTTTACCTCAGCAACAGGCACTCTTAATACTGCCATTCTAAGCTTTGGTACATTAACAGACGGTGTACTAAGCATTACCAGTATCAAAGACGAAGATACTATGGTTAGCGATCTTGCTAACGCTATCCCAACTCAGCAGAGTGTTAAAACATACGTTGATACTGAAATTCTCAAAGTAGACGAAATAATCATAAACGGTGGTACTGGACAGGGTACTGTTAATTGGTATGCTAATGAAGAATTAAGCATAATTGGCACTAATAACGAAATCGAAACTAACATGACAAACCAAACACTACAGATTGGTTTGCCTAATGATGTTTCAATTAACAACAATCTTACTGTTATTGGTACTTTGTTATCTAACGATATAACATCAACAGCAATTAGCATAGATGGTGACGCCACCGTTACAGGTAATTTAACGGTTAACGGCACAACTACTGTAGTTAATAGTACTGAAGTAGATATTGCAGATGCTGTCATCCGTGTTAATTCAGATGGTGCCGCAGTAAGTGCAGGTTTAGAAGCAAACATTGCTGGTGTTATAGAAAGTGTACTTTATGTGCCAGGTAGTTCACGCTGGGAACTAAGCGGTAATGTTTATACTGATGAGAACTTAGCAGTAGTTGGTACAGGTGATTTTGGTGGTGTAGAATTTGATAATCTAAGCGGCACTGGCGCAGTAAGTGTAACAGATATTCTAGATGAAGATACTATGTCAAGCGATAGTGATACAGTACTTGCAACACAACAAAGTATTAAAGCATATGTAGATAGTCAAATTGGTGCTACGAGAGATGGCGCTAATATTTCTTTAGTTACTGATACAGATTCAGACGGTTTGGTTAATGTATTCAACGAAGAGCTTCGTTTATTGGGTGGTGATAACATCACTACAAGCATTAGTGATGGCACAGGCGGTAACGTAGTTATTATTTCGTTAGATGATAGTATATCTACAGGAAACGTTACTGTTACTGGTACAACACAATTTGCTACATTATCAGATGGTACAGACAGCATTAATCAGTTTATTACAGAAGCAGACGGAATTACAGGCAATGATAACGATACTAGTGTACCAACAACAGCAGCAATTATTGACTATATTGGCAACAATGCTGGTGACGGATTATTGCTACGTAACGTATTCACAGCAGACAGCGTAGAAAGTAATATTAGTTTGGGCTTGGCACCAAGTGTTACAGCTAGAACATACTATGCAACAAAAGTAGTTGTTACTGTAGAAACCGGTTTTAGTGGCGGAAGCGTTAATCAATTGATAATTAAAGATAACAACGGTACAGGAAATACATTAGTTGCAGCAAATGATACTGATATAGCGCAAACTGGTGTTTACTTGATAGAACAAGATCAATTAACTACATTAACTAAAGGACAGAACATAGTGTTATACTTTTACGAAAGTAACGGCACTACAGAAGCAGTACCAACAGCTGGGCAAGTAACAGCGTCAGTATACTATAATTGGATAATATAATAACATAACAGGAGTTACACATGGCAACAACAACAATTACAGACATTTCATGGCCACCTTTTTATGCACCAATGGAAAAAGCTATGGCGCTTGGCAGCATTACAAACATATGCAATATAGGGGTAGGCAATGGTCAAGAGTTATTTTATTATAGTTACAAGGCCAACGCTGTTTCTCCAGTCACTGGTGTTGGTATTGATGACTGGGTATTTGATGCTGATGGTAGAATTAAAAATATGTCACTAACTGATCAAAATTTAGTTACCTTAACAAAAGAATTAGTGATAGCTACGGTGAATGGTATTGCCCTTTCTGAGCCCACTGCTCCAACTTTAAGTATTATAGAAGGCGATATGGTTTCTTCGGCAAGTAATTACGCCGACGGATATTTTGATTTTATTTATATAGATCATCGAAGCAGAAGTGAGGCAGTATGGGACAGCTTATTTGCTGCTTGGATACCAAAAGTAGCTTCAGGTAAATTTATCGCGGGACATCAATATAATGATAACGAGGCTGCTTCAGGGAGAGCTACAGGGGTTAAGGCAGCAGTGGATAGTGCAGTAGCTAATCAAGGCACAACATTATATCACTGGACTCTTGGTAATTTCTGGATGTTCACTAAAGCTTAATGTTCTCAGAAGCTAAAGCTGCTGCTTTACAATTAATTGAGACGTCGCACAGGCGTCTCGAAACTTGTAATTCGTGTACTCAATTCTATAAAAAAACCCAACAGTGTAGATTATGCCATTGCTGGATGCCTGCAAAAACCAAAATACCACAATCTAAATGCCCTCAAGGCAAATGGTAGCGTAAAACTCCCTTTAAAATCAACAACTTACAGCTTGACAAATACTGTATTCCTGCTATAATAAACGAGTATGTTAAATAAAGAGTAGAAAATATCGTGGAAATAGTTTATCTTGCAGGCGGAGCAATAGTAACATTTTTCAAATTTGTGATTTGGTTTTTTACCAGTCCAATTTTGCTTTTTGCAACAGCCACGTTCCTTTTAAGTTTGTATTACCTTGGTGGAGCTGCCTTTGTTTTTCTGGGATTTTGGGAAGATGATGACGGCGTCAAAAGATGGCATCCTTCTTTCTTTATATTTACAGCTATTATTGTTTCTGTAGTATACTACGGAGGTAACTACCTTAAGGTATTTGGAGTTTAAGTAATGATGATTAATACTTGACATCTTAGCCAAATCTGTTATAATAAGTTTTGTGCCGTACGAAAATTGCTAATTATTGCTATGGGCGGCACGTTTTTTTAATTGATGGAGTAGAGAAATGCGTGGTAAAATTGAAGATCGAGATCAACGAAATTATATGCGAGAAGCTAGCCGGTTAGTTACTGGTTTGTCGATAGCAGATTTATATAAGCTATTTGAAATTGTTGTCAACGAGCAATCTAGATTTTGTAAACCAGAACGTAGAAAAGAACTAGAAGCAGTACAAGAAGTAATTAAAAACCACCCAATGGTAGAAAAAGGTCGCATAGATAGAATATTACGTGGACCTAGCGAGATGGCTAGAACTGCAAAACCCAAAGACGGATATACTAAACCCAACAGCAAAAAAGCTTAAGGAAAACTAAATGTTTCCAGTAAATGAAGTTATATCTGTTGCATGTGCTGCCCATAGAAAGAACGGCTTTGTTAAAAAAGCTGACACTTATTTTGCGCAAGACGATCAACCCAAAGTATCAAACAGCAGTATGTTATATCAACACTTTTACGGCGATGATAAGATAGAAGTATTGGAGTGCGACATAGAACAGGCTGATCAGGTCATTGACTATCTTACAGGGCTAACTTTTAAAGCATTTGATAGAGAGCTTACGGACTTTGAAGCCAATACCCTAAGGTTAGTTACTAGCAAAGAAATAGATAACAAAAGTTTGGGAATCGCAGCAAGTCTACCCAAAGTGTTTCTTAACAAACAGGAACAAGATGTTTGGTTAACACGTGAGCAGGAACTAGCAGATACATCAGAATTTGTTGGAAAACTTAACAGCCGTTGTAACTTTGATCTAGTAATTGAAAATGTTCGTTACATTAAAAATACTGGTTCAAGTTTGTATTGTTGTAGTGAAAGTGGCAAAAACATTGTTAAGTTTTTTGGTGATGGTTTAGGTAACGTAGGCGATCCTATCTGTATTACTGCATTTGTTAAAAGCCAAAGTATAAGTAAATTTAGCGACGGTAAAGAAACCATGGTAAATCGTGTTAAGGTAGTTTAGTTAAATGAAAATAGCAATCACAGGACATACAAGTGGTATAGGTCAAGCAATACTAGATATTTTAGAGCTAACTGGTAGCATTGCAAATGCTAGTACATTAGATATAAAATCCTATAGTAGAAGCAACGGTTGGAACTTAGCTGAAGCTGGCGGCAAGATGCTACTAGAAGAAATTGCTGATTTTAATCCTGATGTATTTTTTAACAATGCTTGGCATCCGAGTGTGCAGAATATGTTGTGTAAAAAGTTACACAACAAATGGAAAGACGAACACAAAGTAATTGTTAATACAGGTTCGATCACGGGCCACATGACCGATATGTTGCATTCGGGAAATGTATATGCTACCGATAAGAAAGAGCTGTCTGAATACTGTATCAATAGAAGTTTTGAATATCCGTATAATAATAAGTGCAGACTAATTAATTTTAGTTGGGGTTTTGTTGAAACAGGATTAGTGGGTGTTAGTGATGTAGGTAGAGATGCATTAATTGATGTAACCGAAGCTGCGACAATGATGATTGAGCATGCCGAGAGAGCATGGCTACAACAAGATGGATGGAGTCAGCCTGATATAATTATTAACAGTTTGTACAGTTCTGCGGAACTACAAGATAAGACATTTAAAACAGCGGCACGTGGTGTTGCTAAACATCTCTTTAAAACTAAGAAGTCAATGCAAAAAAAGAAGGACTTAACTGTACAATGACCGATTTGTTGTTTTTACCTGTAGATCTTCCTAAATTTCCTGTTGAATCACTTTCAACAGACACAGAGGTTCAGTGGTTGTTTTGGAATTTCAAAAAGCTAACAGAAGATAGGCCTAGCCCATACGACAAAACATTGTTTAAGATTGGTGTTTCTTCTGAAATATTAGAATGGATGTATTTATTACCGTATAAAACAATACGCAATGTAAAGTTTAACATACAGCAATCAGCTGTGATGCCTCATATGGATTTTACTAATCCTGATGGTAATCCAGAGTTACACCAAAACAACACAGAAAATGAACCTTGTGGATTTAGAGTTTTAATAAAAGGATCTAAGCAAAATAAATTATATGTGATTAAAAGCAATGGTGAGAAATTTTATCCACAGATTGCAGAAGATACCGATACGTATGTTTTACGACACACAAACGGTATGCATGGTGTAGAGTTTGAAGAAGATCGTCAAACATTATTCATGCATTTTGAAATTGATGCTGTAAAACATCAAGAACTCATAGAGCGTAGTTTATCAAAATACAGGGAATACGCAGTATGGGACAAATAATGGACATTTATAATGAACGGATTTAGAAAATTACAAGAGCGGTTGAGAGAAGAGGGCTGGTTTGTCGAGTGGAACATGCCTTGCTGTCAAAGTTGTGCTTGGGGATCTTTACCCTGGAAGCATGAAGAAGGGCCATTCAAAGGTGAGGAACTAGACCTCAGCAAAGTGCTATTCAATCACAGTCAGGATTGTGAGATCTATGATGAGGATGAAGAGGAGTGTTCTTCGTGTGAGGGTGAAGGTATGATTGATAATGATCGTTACGAAGATGACCCAAAAAATGAAGAGCAGTATCTAGAATGCGACTACTGTGCTGGTGAAGGTTATCTGCGTGGCAACTTTGAAGTTGACTATGAACCTGATGTGAGGGTAGATGGTTTTGCTTGTATGCCTCCAGAAGTTGCAAAGGAATCATCTTTTTGTTTTGATGGAGATAAACAAGGCGTAAAAAATCTCAAGGAAATCATTCCCATTATTGAAGAATGTGGTTGTACAATAAATTGGAATGGTAGTGGTGACTGTAGACCAACTATTAGTTGGGAGGCATAGAATGGAATACTATTCTTTTTCAGATATACCTAGTATACCTGAAAGCATGATTGACCCATTGGAAGATATAGAGCAAAGACAAAATCTACATCCGTTAAAGATCCCTCATGCCTATGCAACATATTTTGTAAGTGACGAATTGCAACAATGGGGACAACAGTTTTTTGATTTTAACGTAGATGTCAGATACCAAGTAATTAAAGTAGCTTTGACACCACATATTGATTTTGGTGACAACGAATTTAAATATAATTACCTTTTAACCTTAGGTGGGAAAGAAGTAACAACAATGTGGTGGGACGCTGTGAACTCACCTAACCCAAGTGTGTGTTCAGTTGTGCTACCTGAAAAAACTTGGCATAGGATTAATATTTTACAGCCGCATAGTATTTCAGAGTTGACTTCTGTACGTCTTAGTGTTACAATGAAGAAGAGTAAATTGCCCGGATGATGAAATTGGTAACCATAGGGGACTTAAAATCCCCCGGCTGTAATGGCCTTGGCGGTTCGAGTCCGCCTCCGGGTACCAAACTATAATTAAAATAGAGATAACCTATTAGGGCCCTTAGCTCAGTTGGTTAGAGCATCCGACTCATAATCGGCAGGTCGATGGTTCGAGTCCATCAGGGCCCACCAAATAAAAGGGACTGTAGCAGAGTGGTGTCATGCACTGATCTTATAAGTCAGAGAACGGTGGTTCGATTCCACCCAGTCCTACCATACGGAGAAATAAATGGCCTTGGCGGTTCGATTCCGCCTCCGGTTACCATTAATTTTGGTTTGCTGGAGCATAAAGGGTTAAATAGACATATGCCGCTATAGCTCAGTTGGTAGAGCAACTGATTTGTAATCAGTAGGTCCCGAGTTCGACTCTTGGTGGCGGCACCATGATAATTCCCTGTTAGCTCAGTTGGTAGAGCAAATGACTGTTAATCATTGGGTCCGTGGTTCGAGCCCACGACAGGGAGCCAAAACCCTTATAAAAATTTGTTTTAAGGAAATTTAATGAATATATTTAATAAAGAAAAGAAAAAATTAGGAAAATTTGTAGAGTTGGGACAACAATCCGAACAACCAACAGGATCAAGTTCTTCCGTTAAAGACCTAGCTATTGGAGATCCAGTAGTTAAACAAGACTCAAATCAACAGGATTTTACAGAATTATTTTCAATGATGAAAAATCTAGAATTTCAATTAATGAAACACAATGAGCGTGAATCAAACTTGCATGCAAATCGTATGGCTGTGGATTATACATTAATCGAAATGCCTGACGGAACAACTGACATTTTGTTTCAATGCAATGATGGTAGTTTCTGGTGTTACAATTATTCTACTGCTGGAACAAAAGGTCCTGTATGGAGGCAACTACCTAACGTACCACAGTAGTTGCAGAAATGTCCCTATAGTTTACATGGGCGAGAACGCCACCATCTCAGGGTGGAAACGGGGGTTCGAATCCCTCTAGGGACACCAACTACTCTCCCGGTAGCTCAGCTGGATAGAGCAACGGCCTTCTAAGCCGTGGGTCAGAGGTTCGAATCCTCTCCGGGAGGCCAAAAAATAAAATAGAGAAGTTATTGTGAGCACAGCAGAAAAACAAGCAGATATTAAGGAGCAGTACAAAGAAAGTACAATGAGTAAGGCTGGGCGTCTTGCTATGGAACTTGCAACTGAAAAAAGACGGCTATCTGAAGAGATGGAGGAACTGCAAGAGCAAGTATTAAATCTTTCTCCTGTAACACCTACAGGCACAGTTGATGAATACGTAAAGTGGGCGGCAACTATATTAGCCGTCGTGGGCGTTTTTCTACAGAGTGCAGGACTAATAACTGAAGGACAGGTGTTGTATGCAGGTAGTGCTATCTGTTGGATATATGTAGGACACTGCTGGAACGATAAAGCAATCATGATAGGTAGTGCTATTAGCGGCACAGCAGTTATGATGAATTTAGTTAAAATGCTGATATAGATGAAATTATTAACTACTGTACTAACATCATGTAATTTAAAAAAACTCAAACGTGCTCTAGTTAGTATCGGACAACTGGAAGACGTGGTAATAATTTGTAATACTCTTGACGAAGAGTATTACAAAAAATTGTGCGAAGATTCCTATTGCCAAAATTTCAATATTGTGCGTACTCAATCAAATGGCACAGTGGCAAAGGGCAAGCAAAGTGTAATTGACTACTTCCTCAATACTGAATACGACTGGATAACAATGTTAGACGGTGACGACTTTTTAGGACCTGATGGTATATCCATAGTACACAACACATTACAAAATTCAAATGCAGATGTGCTTTTTACTTCTGAAACAATAGTACTTCCTAATTTACAAATTTTCCACAGCACTAAACAGTTTCACTGTATTAATTGGCAGGTATTATCTCCTAAGTTTATGGCGCTAGCCAACAACGATAAAGTGCGTAAAAAAATGAAAACTGCTTTTAAGTTTTATTCTAGAGTGAAAAAAACTTTAGGGCAAAAAGATTATACTTGTTTTAGATTATTATGTTGCAATAAACAATCTGCAAAAACCATACAGTATCCTAGCATTATATGTCATGAAGAGTTTAATGTTAATTTTAAACTGTTGGAACAAGCAATCATTGGAAATCTTAATTTGTTATTGTTAGTTAATGACAGTTGTTATATTTACGATCGCACTATTCCTTTAAATGTTGGTAATACTGATTCAGCTTTAGCTACACTATATGATATAGATATCGCTGAACTAGAAAAAAATACATACAACGGAATTACTCTAGATACTGAAAAAATTATTAACAACTATAAAATACCTGAGATTATAACCGATTCTGTAATGGTTCCTGAGCTTGAACAGTACATAAAGGAGCGTATATTATGAGCATAGATATTATAGAAGTAACCAGTAACACCGACATAGATTTAGTTATTCCTTTTTGTAAACTAGCAGACCTAGATTCTCGACCAGCAGCTAGTAACATTAAATTTACTAACTGGGAAAATGCACCTAACAGTTTGCTATATAAAATATATATTGATAAAGCGTACGATGGTGAAAGTTCTGGATACTGTATATATCAGGACAGCGAGACAGAACAATATTTATTTGGATCTGGATATCTTCCTTTTGTGTTAGATAAAAACATTTTAGTTGGTGGTAGCAGGGTATATGCACCCATTGATAAGAGTATTACTGGTCCACAGTATCATCAATATCTCAAAGATTACCCTATACGAATTGCACTAGAGCATGGATATAAAGGTCTATGTATATACACAAATGAATACAATAAAAAAATCATTAGGACAATCATGTTTATAAATGATAAAAAAAGAGTACGCTATAAAAGCAATGAGAAAGATCCCTATCCCACAAAGCTAGTAGGTCCGTATAATGTAAACTCAGTTCCACAGTATGTGCTTTATATTTTATTTGATACCACCTATGAACAAACATTTTTAAATATTTTAGAATCAAATCCCGTTGAAAATTTTAAACACCAGAAGCATTAGGTCTAATAAAAAAAAGCATCTTGGCTTAGTACGTTATGCACTAGGTGTCGAATCATTGCCTGAGAACATGCGCATACTAGATTGGGGCGGCAATGTGGGTTATTTGCTGCGAGATGGTATGGCATCAAATGAAATACATCCAAGTAACTATACATGTGTGGATGTAGATCAAGTTGTGTTAGAACTTTCGAGATTAGAAATACCTGAGGCAAACTGGATATTTAGACCAGTAGCATCTACAATATATAGTAGTCTAGAACAAGATCTAGAAGATATTGAGCTTATTGATAACTACTATGATTTTGTTTTTGCATATAATGTATTTAACCATACTCTTAACAGTAGATATTTAGACGATTTGGACAAATTGTTAGCTGCAACAAAACCAGGCGGTAAATTACTTATATCATTTGTATCGCCTCTCAATGCTTATTTCTATTTAATGCCACGAAGAAAGGAACAATACGGTTGTGTGGAGTGCACTACAGATGATCTTAAGAATATCAAAGATTATATGTATTTTGTAAACAATGGTGTTTTAGTAAAGGATCTTAGTGAATTACAAAAAGACAATATTAAGCATTTTATAAATATACAGAACATGAGATGGTTAGAAAAATTATACACATTCAAATCTAATATATCAGAGTTTTGTTACATTGATGGAATGGAGTATGATAATTCTAATGCAACAGTAAGCAGTTTCCTGCTAACAAAAGGAGCATAAATGGATTTTGTACACACCCAAAAAGATAAAATTCTAAAGTATCGAATAAAAAGTTGGTGGTCTCAGGTTATACTACCTATCGGAATATTAGTATACTTTACAGTTTATCCTATTGACATGATGATGTTGTTGTACAGTGCATTTTTTTCATATTGTATTTTTGCAGTGCTAATGACAAACACCCATTTTATAAACACACATAAACTGATTAAAATTAAATCAACCACATTGAGATTTATTTTGAATTTTTTTAGCACTGCTTATATTGTAACTCCTACTGTAAGTTGGGCGTTAATACATTATATGCATCATAGATACGTGGATACAGAATTAGATCCACATAGTCCCAAGCATCGAGGATTTTTTAAAGTAATGTGGTATTCAAATCATAAATTTAGTTTAGATCACCTGCCGCCTTATCAACAAAAAAAATGTTTTGTTAGTGTGCAACATCTAATGAATGATCCTGCAGCAATATTTTTTGAAAAATATTTTGTACTAACATTAGCTGTTACAAGTATAGGTTTTCTATCCGCAGGGTTAGATTATTTTGTGTATTTCTATGCAATACCAGTATTGTACTTTGTTCTCGGCGAGATGCTAGGAATACTAAATCATAGCGGTAAAATAGGCGGAAAGCACATAGCACATCCTCGTATTTACCATAACGCACATAATTTTTATTGGGGATGGTGGTTAATACCGTTTGAAGCATTACATGCCAACCATCACAATGGCCACGATAAGAAGCACCCTTTGCTAAAAATATTGAAGAAATTAGATAAATAGTGTTATGGACTTTATAAAACATTTTTGCAGGCTAGTAACTGCCAGTGAATTAGATCATGAAGACGTTATAGAATACTATGATATTGTTCAAAGTCTTGTTCCTGTTAAATTGGTCACTTCGCACACTGACGATCAGGATATAGTCAGTGTAGTTGTTACAGAATATGAAGGCCAAAACGGTTTACACATTTATGAAATTGTGCTGAACGAACAAATTAGTCTTGAAGAAGGTGAACAAATTTCAGATGAACTTAATAAAGAATTTGATTTTGACTTTGACTTTGAAACAAGCATGGAAATCTAAATGTTTATAGAAGATATTATAGGTAAAAAATCTAATCCAAAGGATATTAAAGATCCTAGTAAAAGAAAAATTAATGACGTTAAAGATCCAGCACAACTAACAGCTAATCCTGAGTTTTCTTTTAAAAAAAGCAGGACTGATAACTTACGGAAAAAGACTGATACCATATGACAGATTATATACATCCGCCCACTGGCGCTAACAGCACAAATTGGAATTTAAATAATCTACACACTGCTATGCAATATAATACTAGCGGTGAGCCAGTTATTAGAACTCTCACGTCATCCAAACCAGCTGATGCAGGCTCAACATCCGCATTTGGTGAGATAATGACTTCCATAATAAATCCTGTATTCCAATTAGACGGACTTTATGGATTACCAGAACGTGACTTTGAAACATATAGCAATCCAGCAAGTGGTTCTGCGGGAACCACAGGCACATTAATGGAAGTTAAATCTGGTCTTGCTAATAACGGTTATGGTGTATTACGTAGTAGACGTGCTGTGAGATATCGTCCAGGACAGGGCGCACTAACCAGATTTACTGCTAAATTTTCAACACCGCAGCCTGGTGCAACCCAACGAGCAGGGTTCTTTACACAAGAACAAGCATTGCAAGTTGGATACAATGGATCAGACTTTGGCATACTGAGACAAAACGGTGGTAAAGCACACATACATCGTTTTGAAATTACTGGTGCTGTAGCTGGCGGTGGCGAAACGCTTACTCTTACGTTAAATGACTACAGCATTGCTATCACATTATCAGGCGGCGCAAGTATATCTCAGACTGCTGCTGAAATTGCAGTAGGTGTCCGTGCAGATTTTGTGGGCAATTTACTGTGGATTGTAGAAGAAGGTGAAGATCATGTGAGTTTTTTAAGCACCAGTGTTGGTCCTCTTGGTGGCTTATTTGAATTCAGCACCACAGGCGCCGTCACAATGACTAACAGTGTTAGACAAGCAGGACTCATACACAACGATCAATGGATTTACCAGAGTGCGTTTAATATTGACACACTGGACGGCAACGGACCAAGCGGTATGGATTTGGATCATCAAAAGTTAAATGTATACCAAATTAACTTCCGTTGGCTAGGCGCTGGCGAAATGCGTTTTGCTATTGAAGATCCTAACACTGGTGATCTGGTGTTCTTTCACCATCTTCATTACAGTAACCAAAACACTGATGTGCATTTAGATAACCCCAGTTTGAAAGTGGGTTATATAGCTGCTAACTTGAGCGGCGGGCCAATTGCACAAGAAGTGAGTGTTTGTGGTGCAAGTATGATGGGTGCTATTGAGGGCCTAATACGTCCTACAAAATTTCCCAGTGCAGCACAGACTTCCAACACCACTAACATTGGCGCTAATGTCCTAACGCACCTTATCAGCATTAAAAACAGAACATTGTTCCTGGATAAAATTAACACCAGAGAGTTTATCTTAAAAAATATCAATGCTGCCTTTACACAAGCCAGTTCCACAGCAGTTGCAGTTTATATTATGTTTAACTTTGAACCAGGCTTCACCAGAGAATGGACAGCCGTTAGTGAGACACAGAGCAGTGTGTATTACAGCAACACACAGGATGTCACGACTTTGGGTGATAATGTACCATTGTATATCATTGACGTGCTGGAAAGTGTAAGTGAGAATTTGGAAACTCTAAATTTAAATATCCCACCAGGCAGCACCATTAGTTTGCTGGTTGAATCAACTGCACAGATAACTAGAAGTGCTTTATCACTATCCTGGTTGGAAGATTAAAACCTAATATAAATACATACATGGTAATATACACAATGGTTCCTGCAGATCAGCAACTGGCTTTTTTGCAAATACCAAAAAACGCTTCTACTGCTATTAGAGCAAACAAAGATTATAACAACTGGACAAGAGAAATTCCTAGTGACGTTCCTTTGTCTAAACACGTAGTAATTCTACGTGATCCTACTGATAGGTTTATTAGTGCAGTGAACATGTACCTACAAACCGGTCGAGATTTTATGTTCCCTGAACCAATTAACTTTGAAAATTATCTCAAAAATAATAAGCATTTTGTCCCCCAAACAGTTTATATGGATGCTGTAAAGGATTTTGCTGATATTGATTACTGGATGTACGATAGTGAGGTAGTTAACAACATAATTGATTATTATAATCTAGCAGTCGATAAAAATGTTAGGTATAATGTTTGTAATGAGAAAGTAGTAACATCAGTTAATACAAAGTTTATAGAAAAACACTATGCTAATGATCTAGACTTAATATCACAAGTAAGGTTACTTAACAGATAAACCAAAATATACCAATCATAAATTAAATCACTATAAGTAATAGCATAACATTAGGAGAAAACTTTTTATGCAAGCTCATGTTGTAGGTTATGGTTCTATTGACGTGTTAGGCAATAATTCATTATCATCATTTAACAGGATGTTAGATGATCATGATTATATCAAACAGTTAGATTTTATGTCTGATTATCCCATAAATCGAGGATACATGGTTGATGATAACTGTATAGAATATCCAGAAGGGTTTAAACCTAGAGCATTAACAAGAGCGCAAAAGTTTGCAATGCATGCTACAAATATTGCAATATCTCACTCTAAACTACCAATAAAAAAAGACGTAGCAGTTATTATATCCTCTACTTTAAGCGAAGGAGAGTTTGTATCTACTGACTTTTCTAAATTACTAGAAAATCGCAAAGTACAACCTAGAAGAATGATTAACCGAATAACAGATATGGTAACATACCATGTTGTAAGCCATTGGGGGTTTCATGGAATGTCTACTAGTGTTGCTGCTGCGTGTGCAACAGGATTAGTAGGTATAGATTATGCTATGCGACTATTAGATGAATACGAATATGTTATTGTTGGCAGTGCTGATGCAGGATGTTATCCTATGGCGTTAAAAGGATTTACAACCATAGGAGCAATTTCAGCAGACAATAAACCATTTGATGACTATAGATCAGGATTTGTTATGGGGGAAGGTGCAGGTGTGTTGATATTACAAAGTGAAGAGAAAGCCAAAGAGTATGGCAGTACATCACATGCTAAACTGTATACTCCAGGACATGCATCAGAAGGTCTTCATATAACTTCACCTGCTGAGGACGGTAGAGGGGCAATACAAAGTATAACAAGCGCACTAAAGAATGCAGGCTATCCTACAGTGGACGCTGTATGCGCTCATGCTACATCTACTCCTGTAGGAGACGTTGTTGAATATAGTGCTATAGCAAAAACGCTACCCGACTCAGTAATATGGGCTCCAAAGTCCAAAGTAGGTCATACTATAGGTGGTGCAGGCACGTTAGAAACAATATACTGCATAGAATCAATGAAACAAGGTACAGTACCGCATATCCAAAATTTAGAAATATGTTCCTTTGACACAAACAATAAACTTGCTACTTTAAACCAAGCTCTCCCTAAAAAAGATAAACTTGTAATGATTAACAACAGTTTTGGCTTTGGTGGAAAAAATATGAGTCAAGTGATTGAAGTTAGCGTATAAATAAGAATATGAGAATAGAAGTTCATCGCACAGGTAATGAATTTGTAGCGTATGATCCGCAAGGTAATCGTATTACTGATCGTAACATATTGGAACAAATAAGTTTTGATCAGATGCCCGCATTTAAAATTAGCTATTATCTAGATGTTTCAGTTGACAACACAACAAATCCTGCTATAATTAACAATATCAATATAAACACACGCACATAAGAAGGAATACAAATATGGCTTTTAATAGAACATTTAACGGCGAAGAACAAGCACGACTTAAGAAACTAATTGATGAAGGCTGCCAAGTTAAAGCAGAGGTAGATATCTTATCTGAAGGCTTACGTGACACTGTTAAAGCAATTGCAGAAGAAATGGACCTCAAGCCTGCTGTACTTAACAAAGCAATCAACATTGCACACAAAGCAGCATGGACTGACGAACAAGACAAGTATGACGAACTAGAAACTATTCTAGAAACTGTTGGTCGTACATTATAAAACCCTTTTGGGTGCCTCCTGAGCGCATGACGGCATAAACTGGGGAGACGCATCTCCCCGACCCAATCTTTAGGAGTACACACATGTCATACGTAGATGCATTCTACGACAAACACAAAGACCTCGTTCGAGTCGTAGAACGTGTTGATGGTAAGCGTATATTAGTGGACCACAGGCCTGAATACAACTTTTATGTTTCAGATCCTCGTGGTAGCCATCGCAGTATTTACGGTGATCCCGTAGCTGAGATAAGATGTAAAAATCTCAAGGACTTCCGAAAGAATGTTGCCTTTAACAGACATAATAAGATGTTTGAAAGCGACATTAAACCTGTTAACAAAACTATTGCAAAGCACTATTCAGGTGCTGATCAACCTGTACTCCAAACAGCATTTTTTGACATCGAGGTAGACTTTGATCCTGAGAGAGGATATAGTTCACCTGAAGAAGCATTTATGGAAATAACAAGCATAGGCGTCTACCTGCAATGGATGGACGCTATGATTTGTTTGGCTGTTCCTCCCAAAACACTAAGCTGGAAGCAAGCAGAATCAATTGTCTCTGACATGCCCGAAGTCATGTTGTGTGAAACGGAAAAGGAAATGTTGCAAAAGTTTTTAATGGTGATTGATGATGCTGATGTATTAAGCGGTTGGAATTCGGAAGGTTATGATATACCGTACACTACTAATCGTATTATAAAAGTATTGGGCAAAGCAGAGACTAGAAAATTGTGTTTGTGGGATCAACGTCCAAAAGAAAGAGTGTTTGAACGTTACGGTAAGGAATCACAGACATATGATTTAATAGGGCGCATTCACTTAGACTATATGCAACTGTACCAGAAGTACAACTACGAAGAACGACACAGTTATAGGTTGGACTTCATTGGAGAGATGGAAGTTGGTGAGAAGAAGGTTGCATACGAAGGCAGTTTAGATAGATTATATAATCATGACTTTAAACTGTTTTTAGAATACAATATTCAGGACGTTATGTTACTAGACAAACTAGACAAGAAGCTCCAGTTTATTGATTTAGCAAATACAATTGCACACGATAACACCGTGTTACTACCAACCACAATGGGTGCTGTTGCAACCACAGAACAAGCAATTATTAACGAAGCGCACAGACGTGGGTATGTTGTTCCTGATCGACACAGAGAAGAAAAGGACGGTAAAGCAGCAGGTGCATTTGTTGCCTTTCCCAAGAAAGGATTCCATGAATGGATTGGCAGCATGGACTTGAACAGTCTATACCCTAGTGTAATTCGTGCACTCAATATGGGACCGGAAACTATTGTGGGTCAACTTAGACCAACTTATACAGATGAAGAAATTAATAACAGGATGTCTTTAGAAAAAAGGTCGTTTGCAGATGCTTGGGTAGGAAAGTTTACTACTAGTGAATACGAATTTATGATAAGTAAGGACGTTGATCATATCATGCATTTAGATATGGATGATGGTAGCACTCATGAAGTGACTGGTGCTGACATATATAACTTAATTTTTAATGGTGAGCAGCCTTGGAATATATCAGCAAATGGCACTATATTTAAAACGGACTTTCAGGGAATCATTCCTGGCTTATTAGAGAGGTGGTATGCAGAAAGGAAGGAACTACAAGCAAAGAAAAAAGCAGCAACAACTGCGGCTGATATTGCGTTCTGGGACAAAAGACAGTTGGTTAAAAAAATTAACCTTAACTCATTATATGGCGCTATTCTTAATGCTGGGTGTCGTTTTTTCGATAAACGTATTGGCCAGAGCACCACACTTACAGGCAGAGCCATTACAAAACATATGGCAGCAGAAACAAATAGACTGCTCACAGGAATCTACGACTATAGTGGCGAGACTATAATATACGGAGATACTGATAGCGTATATTTTACAGCAGCAAATGTATTGCCAGAGGGCACTGAGCTGGACATGGAAAGTGCTATTAAACTGTATGATACTATTTCAGATCAAGTAAGTGACACTTTCCCTGATATGTTGAACAAACAGTTTAACGTACCAATTAGTGCTGGACAAGTAATGAAGGCAGGCAGGGAGGTAGTTGGTAGATCAGGATTGTTCATTACCAAGAAGCGTTATGCAATCAAGTGTTTGGATATTGAAGGATACCAGCCCGAGGGTGGTAAACTAAAAATCATGGGCATGGATATCAAACGTTCAGATACCCCTGAATTTATTCAAGACTTTCTAGAAGAAATATTAGACAACGCACTAGAAGGTGTTCCAGAAACAGAAGTTATAGCAAAGATTAAAAAGTTTAAAACATATTTTCAAGGGCTTAATCCTTGGGAAAAAGGTATGCCTAAACGAGTTAACAACTTAACACCATACACGGTTAAGTATAACAAGCTCAAAGGTTTAGGCGGTGAGGATCCGTTTGCTAAAAAACGTAAACCCCTAATTGATGGCAAACCCGTAAACAACATGATGCCAGGTCATGTAACTGCAAGTATACATTGGAACATTCTTAAAAAAATGAATGGCGATCAATACAGCATGCAAGTAACAGATGGTATGAAAGTTATTGTTTGTAGACTTAAAAATAATGCAATGGGATACACAAACGTTGCATACCCTACAGATGAACTACAGTTGCCGCAATGGTTCAAAGAGTTACCCTTTGATGACGACTTGATGGAGGAAAGTGTGCTTAACAAGAAGATTAATAACGTGTTAGGTGCTATGGGATGGGATCTTACCCGTATTAAGGACTCAGAAGCACTTGACACATTCTTCGATTTCTAGTATAATACAGTATGATTACAAAAAGTGATAAAGCTAGAGCATTAAAAGAAGCGGCTATAGATACGCTTATTGCTGGTTCCTTTAACATACCGTTAAACTATATAATAGTATGGGTATGCCTTACTATACTAGAATTTGGACCAGTTGCAACAAGCACGACACTTATATGTATCTTTACAGTTTTTGCAGTAGTTAGAAAATATCATATAAGGTTATATTTTCTAAACAATGAACGAAAAAAACAAAAACAGACAGAACAGACTGTCTAAATACAATTACACAGGAGAACACACATGGCAGAAAATGCGATTAAGGATGTACTGAAAGACGTACTTAAACACACCCACAGCTTGGGTATTTTTGAAATGGTTAAAATTTCAGGTACTGGTTCTAGTACAGAAGTAGAAACAGTAGATGCAGACAAGACTGTTATTTTTAAAGGGTCTATGGTAAATCCTGTTGCTGATTTTGTTGATAGCACTGTTGGTTTAAGTCGTATGAATGTACTAGACGGTTACTTAAAATATCCAGGCTTTGACTCTGATGTAGCGACTGTTCAAGTTATTAAACAGTCACGAAATGGTGTGGATGTTCCAACTGAAGTTGCGTTTGTTGACGAGAATGGTACAGATGCACATTACAGATTTATGCTTGCTGATGTTGTTAATGCACAATTAAAAGAAATTAAGTTTAAAGGAGCAGATTTCGATCTAAGTATTGTACCTAGTCAAAAAAACTTAAAAGACTTAGCATATTTCAACGGCGTGTTAAGTGCTTTTGAAAGCACTTTCTCCCCTCGTACAGAAGATGGAAAGTTATATTTTTATATTGGTGATGCTGGTGGTGATAGGACAAAAATTTTAATTAATGATGCACCAAACGGTCAAATCACTCATGAGTTTAAATGGCCTTTGGACGTAGTATTGAAAATTTTACGTTTGGGTGACAGCGCTGGTATTGTTATGAGTATTAATACTAAAGGACTTTTACAAATTAAAGTTAGCAGTGGTATTGGTGAATACACATACTTACTTCCAGCTAAGGGTTAAGAAATATGTTTGATTTAGGAAAAACTCAAAGAGACTATGCAGTATACTTACCAGCACTTAGTAGTTTCTATGTAAAACAACTTGATAAGTTATCTAAAGAAGAAGCACCAAGAATTCCAGTTGGTTTAGAACATGGTCATGAAGGGATGGACTTTTTGAAAGAAGTGGATAGTTACTATCATTATCCTTACACTCTGTATAGTGCAGGACATGCACAACTGGATTTGAAAAAAACAGATTCTCAGGAACCTATGGTACAGGGACGTAACCGAAATAAAACTGTAGTGCTAGGAGATAGTGGTGGGTTCCAAGTAGCAACTGGCGTTATTAAAATGGACTGGGAAACAGTAACAGATCCTAATGATCCTGCTAGACTTGCACTTTGCGAAAAAGTGCTGCGATGGTTAGAATATACTACAGATTGGAGTATGATACTTGATGTTCCCAGTGTAGCAGCGATCCCTCCGTTGAACGAACGAACAGGACTTAAGGACTTCCAAACTTGTGTTGATATTACTTGTTTAAATATTGATTACTTTTTAAAAAACCGTGTGCTTGGCGCAACAAAATTTATGAATATCCTTAGTGGAAATGATGAAGCAACATCTGATATCTGGTATGAAGGCGTTAAACAATTTTCAGATCCTGCTTGGGTGGAAGAAAACTACGGAGATGCTGAACTTGCACTTGAAGGCTTTGCTTTTGCTGGCAATAACAAGAGTAACATGTATTTGGCGCTCAAAAGATTACTTAATCTTAAAGACGATGGGTTGCTACAGAACAAAGGTTGGATTCACTTTTTGGGAACAGGTAGGTTGAACTGGGGTTGTTATTTAACAAGCATCCAACGAACTATCCGCGAACACTATAGCAAAGATGTTATAGTAAGTTTTGATGCTGCTAGCCCTTTTGTGAACACAGCATACGGGACAACATACTCGTATAATTTCTTTTCTCCTAAAAAGTTTAGTTACTTTATGGATAGGGCTATTGATCAACAGGGCTTGAAGGGCAGCGATTTGCCGATGCCATTTGCTGCATCTCCTATTATGAGTAGACTTACTACTGGTGATATTTGTGCTATGGCTGAAGGTGACCTGGATCGAAACGGCAAACCTAAAAAAGCAGGAAGCACCAGCTGGGATACGCAGAGTTATTTGTATTATATGGCGCACAGTGTTTACAACCATATATTTGCAGTACAGGAAGCAAATCGTCTTGCTGATGTGGAAAAATACAGAACTGATTTGACATACAAAGACTGGATTAGAGACAAAAAGAACAAAGGAACAAATGAGTTCTCTCCATATGTACCTTACAGTGTAGTGTATTTTGATAGTTTTGTAAAAGAAGTGTTGCATCCTGACTGTAAAAATCCTTATGAAATGCTAAAAGAGTACAAGCCGTTTTTGGAAGAAATAAGTTTTGGTGATCTAGACCAGGAATCATCTCTAAGTGTTGACTTTTTTGAAGAGTCGGAAGAGACAAAACCAGAGGAATATGCAAACTTTGAAGATATTTTAGGAGAAATATAATGGCAATGGAAGATACAACTATTCTTGCTTGGGTAGAAAATATCAAGCAATGGCATCACGATAGGAACCTTATTAAAGGTTCAGATGATAAGACACAGTTTGCTAAACTTATTCAGGAAGCAGGTGAGCTATCGGATAACATTTGCAAAGGCAAAGACATCCGGGACGATATCGGTGACATGATGGTCGTACTAATTAATATCGCTGAACGTAACAAACTGAGCTTGACAGAATGTCTAGAAGTAGCGTATAATGATATTAAGGATCGCAAAGGTCGTATGGTAGATGGCGTGTTTGTAAAGGAAGCTGATGAAAGTTAAAGTAGAATTTGAAGTTGACACTGATAATGTATCAGACAAGAAACAGCTTGAGCGCATACTTGTGATTCTAGAGCAACTAAAAGATGCGTTGAATAAATGAATAAGTTTGTTATAGAAAATTTTTCAGTTGTAGAAAGAGAGTTAGATGTATATCTAAGTAATTTATGTGAAAACTTTATCAGAAGTTTTTATGGTAAATCTTTTACTCAATGTAATCGTGAAGAGATGCAGGCAATAGAAGCGTTTGCATTTAAAAATGTGGGTTCAACTGGTATCTGCCGAGGGTTAAGAATTGTGGTTAAAAGATGGGAGAGCTTTCACAGCACTACATTGGATGGCGGCGAATACTTAAAGGAGTTAAATCTTCGGGAAGGCGAAGACTAATGGATACTATCATGACACTATTAGGGGCTGCTTGGTTTTTGCTAGTAGGCATATGCGGTATTGCATACCCCTTTATGGTCGAACATGATGAGAAAAAAGGTTTTGACAAGAACAACGTAAAATATAGAGATGGGGACAATACATGAGAGTTTTATTAGTAAGTTTATGCTTATTGATCACAGCTTGTGATCCTAACAAAGTGTTTGGCACAAGAGTAACACCACCAAAAGAAGAACCAAAGACTGTTGAATACCAACTGTTTAGTCCAACCGTGGCTATAGCAGGTGGTGCTCCAGTTAAGAAAGAACAGCCAAAATTGCCAGGTGAAAAGAAGTATGCTGGCTGTGCTGCATGCCACGGTGGCAAAGGCGAAGGTGGTGTTGGTCCTAAACTTGCAGGACAAACTGCTGCATACATTAGTGAGCGACTTGTTGCGTACAAGAATCGTGAGAAGGTTGGCAGACAATCTGCGATGATGTGGAGTCAGGCTAGTTTGTTAAGTGATGCAGACATTAAAGACTTAGCAGAATTTGTGGAGACATTATAATGAGAACTATTTGGGTAACCTTTCAGAAGGAAGGCGTACACATGTATCCAGGTGCAGATACAGACCCTAAACTTGCTACAGGTGAATGGGACGATGTTAGCTTCCTGGGTTTTCCGCATAGACACATGTTTCACTTTAAAGTATGGATCGAAGTGTTCCATGACGACAGAGACATTGAATTTATCCAGTTCAAACGCTGGTTAGAAAGATTGTACGCTGAAGTAGAAAGCAGTACATGTGTACTACAATTGGATCACAAGAGTTGTGAAATGATTGCAGATGACTTGGCATTAGAGATACAAGCAAAATATCCCAATCGCTGGTTAAAAATATCCGTAGCCGAAGACAATGAAAACGGTTGCGAGAATATTTATGGCGACCTTACAATGAAGGTGCGTCAAGGATAAACATGGAAGTTGCAATTACCGGAACATCAAGTGGGGTAGGAAAGTGCCTGAGCACATTGTTAAAAGCCACACATAATGTGTTTGAACTAACACGTAATGCATGTGATTTAGACTACCCTGACAGAATAGAAAGCCTGCCATTTGTGGACATGCTAATAAACTGTGCTGGTCACGACTTGGGTGGTAAAGTTCCGTTTAGTTCGCATAACACTTTAGATTGGCAAAAAATTATCTCTGCTAATCTAGTAAGTCCTATGACTCTAAGTCAGTTAGCAATTAGAAAAAACTCAGAAGTAATAATTGTTAACATCACAAGCACAAACAATGATAAGTTTTGGCCTGGTGATTTAGTATATAGTCTATCTAAAAAAGCATTAGAAGACTTTGGTAATATGCTTTCCCAAGAGCATCCTAGTGTTACAGTTAAGGAAGTTCGGTTAGGCCTTACTAAAACAAACTTTAATAATAATAGACATAAGCCTAACCACAAATCTATTGATAATTTATATGATAATCAACACCTTTTGCCTGAAGATGTTGCGGAAGAAATATATCACTTTATATTTTCTGCAGATAAGTTTTTAAGGTTAGCGCCGTGATTAATAATTACGGCTGGCAATTATATCATTGGCACATAGAGTTAAGTGCTAAGTGCACACTAAAATGTCCTAGGTGCCCCAGAACTGAATTGCCTGCCACTTCCTGGACAAACAAAGAATGGTCTTTTGAGGAGTTTAAAAACGCATTTACAGAAGATTTTATACTGGAACACGTACAACGTTTTACATTTTGCGGAGATATCGGCGATCCTATATACTGCAAGGACATGCTAGACATTGTACGCTATATAAAAAATCTTAAACCTACGTGTCACATATTCATTATCACTAACGGCAGTTATAAAAAGCCAGAATGGTGGCGTGAGCTAGCAGGGTTATTAAACAACTATGATACTGTAAACTTTAGTGTAGATGGCTACGATCACGACAGTAACATACTATATCGGGTAAACAGTGAGTGGGACAGCATAATGGAAGGTATGCGTATAATAGGATTAGAAAGTGATGCATTTACAGTATGGGCAGCAATATATTTTAAATTTAATCAGGATCATATTTACGACATACAAAATAAGGCTTTACAAAATGGCTGTGATAGTGTACAATGGACTAAAAGCACAAAGTTTTCTAGCAAGTACGGATCGTACGGAGAATACGATCCTTTAGAACCAGATTCAGAATTTGTTAGTAGCACTAACAGATACGAAAGAAGCATTAAAAAAATTAGCAACAGGACACAGCCTATAGAAAACTATATGCAAACTAACCATTTTAAATATGAAAATGCAAAACCACAAGGTAATATTTTGCCGTTATGCATGGTGGGAAACAGAGGTATGTATTTGAGCGCTGATGGTGCACTACATCCCTGTTCCTGGACTAGTTTTCCCTATATTGCTATGAGTGACGGTGATAAAACAATAAATTATACTGACAGTTTCTTTTATATGTATAGAGATCAACTTAGTGTCAAAACAAGTTCTATGCAAGATGTTCTTAATCATGAACATTGGAAGAAACTATTTAACAGTTGGAAGAGTTCGCCCTGGGTGGAATGTAATCTAAAATGTAAGAAGGATTACGTAGATTACAATTATGCTGTAGGGTATGAAACAAACTAAAGGAGAAAGAAATGACAGAAGTACATTTACAAATTAAAGCACAAATGGAAGAGTATCTCGCAGAAAGCGAGAAGTTTGAAACCAAAGGCGTAAAAGCATCTGCGGCAAGAGCTCGTAAGGCTTTGGGAGAACTTGCAAAACTTGCAAAAGCTCGTCGTGCAGAAATCCAGGACAAAAAGAACGCAATGTAAAATGGGTGCTGGCAGATTATTACAAAAAAGAAAAATACGTCATCAATTTATAAGGAAACCTAATATGGGTAAGATTATATATGTTCCGTTAGAGCATATTGAAGGCAGATACACAGTTCATATGGACAGAGACATACTTAATTATTTGAATGTCAATAATGTTCCATTTGTACGAGTATATCCTGCTGCAGGAGAGCCTGCGGGATTACCTGAAGGTTGTTTTTTAAATGCTGCATTTACTTCTAAATTTAAAAGTTTACAGATGGCAGAAATTGCCAGTATGTATGAGCGTGGCGAAGTATCCGACAATGATGTGTTCTTTTTTAGTGATATCTGGTTCCCTGGGATCGAAAGTATTGCCTATATGAATTATTTTCATAAAGTAAATGCAAAAATTACTGGTGTTGTACATGCAGGAAGTTTTACTGATACAGACTTTGTACGTGATATGGAACGCTGGGCAAAAAACTTCGAGGATATGGTTTTTGACATATCCGACAAAGTTTTTTGCGCCAGTAATTTTATTCGAAATGACATCCTTAAAAAAAGAATGGTACAGTCAGAAAAACTAATTGTTAGCGGACTACCTTTAGATTTTGTAGGCTTAGACATGCATCTAGGAACAGAAAAAGATAATATTGTAATATTTAATGGAAGGTTGTGCGATGAAAAGCAGCCATGGTTGTTTGATGAACTAGCACGACAAGTATCGAAAAAGCTAGATTTTCCAGTAAAATTCCTTAAAACACAAGAAATGAACTTGGATAAAGATAATTACTATAATATAGTAGCGAAAAGCAAATGTGCTGTTAGTTACGCATTACAAGAAAATTTTGGTTTTGGGATGGCTGAAGCTGCATATTTAGGATGCAATGTTATTTTGCCCAACAGATTAGTTTATCCAGAATTATATCCTAAAGAATTTTTATTCGATAGGTTTGAAGAAAGTATTGATATGGTTTGCGATGCTTTAACAAATACAACAGGGTCAGAGTCATATAAAATAAAAAATAATTGTTTTGACGTTTGGTTTGGAGAACACACACATGGAAAGTAAAACGATCTTAGTTACAGGAGGTTCAGGCTTTATTGGTACTGTGGTATGTAAATTATTAGTATCCGCAGGACACAATGTTATTAATTTAGATAGAAAAAAGAAAAAAATAGAAGGAGTATCACAATATCCCTTTGATATTGACAATAATCAAGTAAAAGGTATTATAAAACTAGTACGACCTGACAGTATTATACACCTTGCTGCTGATCATGAAGTTGGTAGAAGCGTTATTGATCCAGCAGTTTACTATGCAAACAATGTTGCAAATACTATCAATCTGCTAAATTGTGCTGTAGATGCTGGTGTTAAAGAATTTGTCTTCAGTAGCTCAAGTAGTGTTTATGGCAATGCATCTACTCCTACACCCGAGACACACGATTGTAACCCGCAAAGTCCCTATGCTAGATCAAAACTCATTATAGAGACGATTTTGGAGGATTATAGAAAAGCATATGACTTTAACTATATAATTCTACGTTATTTTAATGCTGCTGGTGCGATGCCTGACTTAAGCCATGGTTATACACAAAGTCCTGCAAGTCACTTAATTCCAGCCTTATGCATCTCAGCATTAAAACAAGAAACATTTACAGTAAATGGTAATTCTTACAACACACCTGACGGCACAGCTCAAAGAGATTACACACATGTATATGATGTTGCTACTGCGCATCTAGCAGCATTAAATTATATACATGACCAAGAAACTAGTGATGTATTTAATATTGGCTGTGGTAATTCTTATAGCATATTAGATGTTATGAATGCAGTAATAGAAAAACATGCAAGAGCAATAGAGTATGATGTAGGCCCGGCTAGGCCTGGAGATATTGCTGCTACGAATGCAGATACTACTAAAGCAAAAGAATTACTAGGCTGGCAGCCACAGTTTACTTTAAAAGATATAGTAAGTCATGCATATGATTGGCAAAAGAGCAGTACCACTGGGAAAAAATTACAATGCCTGTAATAGAAAAATTATCAGAACAACAAATGAACGGATATTATTCAGAATGTGTTCGTCAAATGTCAATCGCTAATTATAAACCAGATGTTATTGTAGGCATTATGCGAGGTGGTGTAGACTTCTCTAACAAACTAAGTCACTATTTTAGTGTACCAACACACGCTGTTGCATGGCAAACTCGGGATGGCTATATTAGAGAAACCAGTAAACTCAATGACATATTAAAATACTTCGTAGGTCAAGACGTATTAATAGTAGATGATATATGTGATACTGCTAAAACATTCAAACAAATAGCAGAGTTTATTCATAATGAAGGCCATTTTGCTTATGTAAGTTACGCTGCTGCTATTCATAACCATGAAGTTGAATTTGAAGTGGATTTCACTGGTAGGGATATACGTAGATCTGACGATACACAATGGTTTGAATTCCCCTGGGAAAATTGGTGGTCTTAAATTTTCCTTTGATACTTGACTTCCTGTCTAAATAGCTGTATAATTATAAAACTTACAAAGGATTCTTAATATGATTTCAGACAAAATTCGTAGCCGCATAGGAAAAGCAGGCAAGCGGTTCCACAGTAATGACAATATTGCAGAGTTTATCTATGAAGGTGAACTAGATCAATTACAATCAGAAGTACAAACTGCTATGCAGAGTGTACTAGAAGCCCTGGTTATTGACACAGATAACGATCACAATACACAAGAAACTGCAAAACGTGTTGCAAAAATGTTTATTAGGGAAACATTTGGCGGCCGTTATGCACCTGTTCCTAGAGTAACAAGTTTTCCTAACATGGGCTACAAAAGCTTGTATGTTACAGGACCTATAAGTATCAGGAGTACTTGTGCACACCATTTTCAAAATATCGTTGGAAAGTGTTGGGTAGGTATTTTTCCTGAGGAAGAAGTAATTGGTCTCAGCAAGTTTAATCGTCTAGCACATCACATTGCAGAGCGGCCACAGATTCAGGAAGAGATGACTACACAGATTGCAGAGGCATTAATGGAGTATGCAAAGACGCCTAATGTTGCTGTTTTAGTTAAAGCAGAACATCATTGTATGACGCACAGAGGCGTCAAAGAACATGAATCGGATATGACAACTGCTGTTATGCATGGCCTATTCCAATCAGACAAGAGTTTAAAGAAAGAGTTTTACGATGTATGTTTAAGCATGAAGGGGCATTCGTAATAATGTTCGGTAGGAGACAATTTAGTAATCAAGTGCTTATTGAATCCACTGCTACACCGGTGGATGCAGTATTAGAAAGTGTAGTAGTAGATAGGAACTTAGTACGCACAAAAAGATTGTATCCAGTTACTTACGAAGAAGTATTTGCTTGCATAGATTATTATCTTGACACAACAGAAATTAGTAATAAGGAATTTATTGAACTAGAAGTAACCCACAACGCAAAAAACGAACTATCTCTGCACACACTGGGACTAAGTAAATGGGTATTTTTAGCGGTGCTTGCATATGGAAATGTACATTTAAACACTGACGATTTAAAACGGTTGTTTGCGGTAGGATTACACCATATATTACGTGACATCTTAAAAGATTTATACATAAATGAGTACCATTTTAAGGAAAGTATGTTGCATCAAATCGTATATGATGCTTTTGTAAAGAGCTATGGCGAGTTAGAGCAGAGCGATATAGAATATCTGTTATCCAGTCTAAAATTTGATTTCGGAGAAATAAATGGAATCACTTAAATATTCAGAAACATTTTTTAGTGCACAAGGCGAAGGCGCATACACAGGCATACCCAGCTTGTGGATGCGTTTCTTTCTGTGCAACTTGCAGTGTGACGGGTTTGGACAAACTGATCCTACTGATCCTAGTACATATGAACTACCTTATGAAACACTAGATATTACTAACATCACAAGTGTGTTTGACTTGCCTGTATTTGATAAAGGATGTGACAGTTCATATACTTGGAGCAAACGGTATCGACACTTGATTAATAATCGCACTGTTGAGCAAGGTGTAGACGAACTAACTGCATTGCTGCCACATGGAAAGTTCTGTCATCCTAAAACAAAGCAATGGACACACATGGTGTTTACAGGTGGTGAGCCCATGCTTAAAGCAAGCCAAAAGAGCATGATTGCTGTTATGCAGGAGTTTCATAAACGGCTCAACACACCCAAGAACGTTACTGTGGAAACAAACGGTACACAGCATATCACAGACGAGATGGCTAGTTGGATACAAGGAAGATTTTATACCTCAAGCGATTATGGTGGATTGCTATCTGACTCATTAGGTTCGCCTGAATGGTATTGGAGTATTTCACCTAAACTGTGGAACACTGCTGGAGAGAAGAACTCTAAAGCAATTAAGCCAAAAGTAGTAGGTAAGTATGTACAGGTTAGTCCTCACGGGCAGTTAAAGTTTGTGGTAAACGGTTCGAAGGAATCATGGCGTGAAGTGGAAGAACACACTAAAGCATTTAGAGATGCCGGTTGTGATTTTCCTGTTTGGATTATGGGCGTTGGTGGTACCTTTGAAGGACTTACTTTAACAGAAGCAAACATTGCTGATGAAGCAATACAACGTGGTTACAACTATACTACAAGAGCCCACGTTCATATATACGGAAACGCAATAGGAAAATAATATGGCTAGAATACCTTTTAGAATGCACCCAACTAGTTGGGGCAAAAAAGACAGAGAACTAGAGTTAGCAAAGGCTAATTACGAAATTAAAGATGAAGAAAAGTTAGCTGAAGAAGTTACTAAAATCAATAACAAATGGGACAAGGAAGACGCAACAAAGCGAGAGGAACCTTGGGTAAGTGTTATTGAAGTTGGTGTTAATCCTGACGATGTAACACAAGGCTTTTTTGAATTAGATTGGAACGATGAATTTATTAAAATGCTGTCTTCAAACGGCTTGGCTGGCAAGAGTGATGAAGATGTTGTTAATCAATGGTTCAACAGTATTTGTAGGAGTGTGTTATTGCAAGCAGGGGCTGACCAAGATTACGGATTACAACAGGTAGACCCACATGAAAGACGTTGATACCAAAAGTAAACTTAAACTGGCTGCCTTAATGAATGCAGTACAACCTGTTATAGATGAGTATATTAAAACTATGTCTAATGCAGAGGTAAATTATATCTTGACAAATTACCGAAATTACCTTAAAATTAACTTAGAGCAAGACTTAGAAAAAGCAAGAGAGGTTGGTTTAAAAGAATCACCTTTTGACGATATTTTAAACGGAGATTAAAATGGCTAGAAAAGACAACGACATTGTGTATTTGATCCCAGAAGGACAAACTCGTGAATCTCACGAGTATCATTACACTGTATCCAAAAAGAAGAAGATGGAAAAAATGCGAATGAAAAAATTCAATCCGGTTAGTCGCAAGCACGAATGGTTTGTAGAGGTAAAAAAACCACCGCATTCAAAGTGAGGTAGTTATGGAAGACAAAATATTAGAAGAAGTTGTTGTTAAACCTGTTGTTAAGACCAAAAGAGTTGAACAGTCTGAACGTGCTAGAACTAGACGTCATAAACGCAGGGAAATTGTATCACAGCGATTATCAAACTTTTTTGCAAAATTGCGCCGTATGAAGAAGAAGTCTAAGAAGAAGGCACAACTGGCGCTCAAGGCATACAAGATGTACAAGGAGTTCAAAACACAGTTGGTGCCACAGGGCAACACTGGTTCTCAAGCAACACAAGGACGTCAAGGTATTCAAGGTCACGAGGGCAGGACTAGCAATGAAGGATGAATTTGATGACATTGGCGGACATATCACCAAAGAGAATGACAGTTATACTGTAAAAGATAACTTTGTTGGTGATAATCTCATACTCAGTAGCACTCACCTGTTTTCGGGTAGCCATACTGCTGGACACAAACATCATTTACAAGATGAAATTTTCTTTTTTACCCAGGGCGCAGGTGAGATGTATTTGAGATATCCTGACGAAGGGCAGGGAGAAATCGAAGAAACACACAAAGTAAATGCACAAGACATTGTAACTGTTCAAGCAGGTGTATTTCATCGTGTGTACAATAAAGGCAAAACCAAACTTAAATATTTACGTGTAATGAATCGACCATAGGAGGTCACAGTGTCAACATATATCCTAGTAGACAGTTTGAACATGTTTTTCAGAGCAAAGCATGTGGGTGGTGGTAAGGACATTGACATGAAGATTGGCATGGCAATGCACATTATGTTTAACAGCATTAAGAAGGCCTGGAAGGATTTTAACGGCAGTCATGTTGTGTTTTGTTTAGAAGGTCGTTCATGGCGTAAAGACTTTTACCCCCCTTACAAAGCCAATCGTAAAGTGTTAGCAGCTAAAAGATCAGTCAGGGAACAAGAAGATGACGAATTGTTCTTTGAAGCTTATAATGACATGATCAAGTTCTTTACTGAAAAGACAAACTCTAGTGTTATCCAGTGTGGTAATGCTGAGGCTGACGACCTAATTGCTACCTGGATACAAAAGCATCCAGATGATCAACATGTTATTGTAAGTACAGATAGTGATTTCCATCAGCTAATGGCGCCCAATGTCAAGCAATATAACGGCACACAGGATACAATTGTTAGTCTAGAAGGATTTGTTGATGCTAAGAGTGGTAAGCGTATAGTTGATAAGAAGACTGGTAAAGATAAAGTACTGCCTGATCCTGAATGGATTCTGTTTGAAAAATGTGTTCGTGGTGATAGTGCAGACAATGTGTTTGCTGCTTACCCAGGCGCACGTACTAAGGGCAGTAAAAATAAAACTGGTATTTCGGAAGCGTTTGCAGATCGAAACACTGGTGGCTTTAATTACAATAACTTTATGCTACAACGCTGGACAGACCATGAAGATATAGAGCATCGTGTTCGAGATGACTATGAACGTAACCGTACATTAATTGATTTAACCATGCAACCAGAAGAAGTTAAGCAGGCATGCAATGCGGTAATTGCTGAGGCAGTAAATAAAGAAAAAGTACAGAACGTAGGCATACACTTTATGAAGTTTTGTGCTAAGTGGGATTTAAAGAGACTTAGTGATCAACCTACAGAGTTTGCTACGTTATTAAACGCAGGAGTTAAATAATGGATTGTATGTCCTCAGAAAAGATAGAACTAGAAGGAACAATTAGACAATGTTAGCAAAAATAATTAAATTCTTCGAACGTCCAGTTGAAGATAATATACTGGATAAAGCTATTATAGAAAAAGGCAGTCACCCAGAAGTAAACAAGATATATGAGTCCCGCTGGGTTTGGTATCATACTATTCTTGCAATAGAAATCTTCTTTACAAATATACTTTTATTGTGTATACTAATGGTATTGGCATTTAAACTATGATAGAGTGGACAGATACAGACAAAGCTGCTTGGATTTTAGAAAATGGCAAGCGTGGTATTAAATGGGTTTACGAAAGAGTAGATGAGCAAGTATATAGAAGACCGTTTATGGGAGATCCAGATAGTAATGTACCTCCCTGGATAGACACTAAACGAGAAAAATATTACAATATACGCAAAGCAGCTGAAGGCAATAGTGCGCACGAAGCAATACAACAAGAATTTACCCGACCTAGAAGGTTTGGGGATACAAAATAGGAAAAAACACATGTCGTACTTTAAAGAGATAATGTTACAGCAGGTATCAGACGTTGCTTGGTTAGTTCATCAAGGTGAAAACAGAATGGGCATATTAAATAAAGATGTACAAGACCATTTTACTTTTATAACTGGTAAAGAACTACTTCATTTTACAGACAAGTCTGCAGTAATTAAGCATTTTGGTAATGTAGAGATGTTTGAGGTACAAATAAAAAAACCTATACAAAAACCAGATAAGTTTTTTGTTAAAGGGCATCAAGTAGATTATACAGAACCATTTGCCTTAGAAGAGTCTAATCCAGACTATCGGCATGATTTACCTTTATACACAAAGATTTTAGATAGCGATGTATACTATGCTGCTGGTTTTTACACAATTAACTTTGAAAAAGGGTGGAAGCATGCACACGGGCCCAAACTAGCCACACTTGAGAAATATGGTTACGAAGGTCCTTTTAAAACTGCCTTTGACGCTAAACAGAGATTAAAACAGTTAAATAAAGTATATAGGAATGCTCAGAAATTAACATAATGATTAACTTAATTAAAACCGTTGAAGTTATACCAAAAAAAGTAAACACTGTGGTAAAACACAAAAAATTTACAACACATCCTTGGAAAACTACAGATTTCCCTACTATGGAATTTACAACAAATATACCGTTAAAAGGTTGTCCTGTTGATTGTGTATTTTGCCCGCAGCGTGTATTAACTAAAGCATACAGTGACTTAACTATGTTATCTCTTGATAGCTTTAAACACATGGTTGATAAATTACCACTTGAGCTTAGAGTTACATTTGCAGGGTTTACAGAACCATTTGTAAACAACCACTGTGCTGATATGATTGTTTATGCACACGAAACCGGGCATCCTGTAAGTGTTTTTACCACAGGCATAGGTATGAGCGTTGAGGATTTTGAGAAAATAGCACATATACCTTTTGCTGGAAATCCGAACGGTGGATTCATGCTACATTTGCCTGACAAAGAAAAAAGAGCAAAGCATCCTATAACTGATAGATATCGTAAACTTTTACAGCATATTAAAGAAAACGAGCACAGAGTACAAAATTTTGATGTAATGTGCATGGGAGAAGTATTAGATGAATTCAGCCATCTCTGGAACGGATTTAGTGCAAGTAAAATGTATTCGAGAGCAGGAAATTTGGAAAAAGAACGTTTACTAAAGCCAGAATTGCTTCCCGAAATATTTTACTGGGCTAGCCATCCTCCTGAAAGTCCAACTACTTGTAATTGTCCAGAAGGACTATATCATAACGTATGTTTGCCTAATGGGGATGTTGTATTATGTTGTATGGATTATAACTTAGAACATGTACTGGGAAACCTAATACTAGAATCATATGAAGAAATAGCGCCGGAACCTTACACATGTTTTGAGATGTGCAATAGTTGTGAAAATGGTGTTAGTTTAAACGATATGGAGTTTACATATACTGCTAATCGTTAAAACATGTTTTTTGATAAATACCTGTATGAGTAGACCTAAACCACACATATTACTAGAAGCAGTTAACAAACATACATATAAATCAGAACAAGTGCTAAGTGCAGAAGCAATTTTTAGTGTATTCTTTGACGGGAATCCTGTTAATTTAAGAACACAAAATACACTAGTAAATTATCCTGGACCTAAATATAAAAAAGTTTCTTTTAGTAATCCTGGACATGCGTTTAATTTAAGAGATAGATTAAACAAAATTTTTAATACAGACAAGTTTTGTGTAATTAAACTTACTCAGGGTGAAGTTGTAGAGGAACATGACGTATAAAAGTTTGCATGAACACATACTCTATACAGTATATAACGATGTCAACACCCTGTTTGACGAAGAAGTAAGTAAATCTAAAGCGTTATCATTTTTATTTAAAAACTACAGATTTAGTCATGGACATCACCAAGGATTACGATTAACATTTAATGGTAATGCAGTACTATGCAAACACTTTGCATTTAATTCGTATCCAGTTATACAAGAAATTAGCAACAAAGCAATAATAGTACTTGACAAAAAGATGTTATGGCCGTATTATATAAGTATGAGATATGCGACTTTTTACTCTGAGGACGATGCTGCCTGGTATCAGCTTAATGGTAAAAATATAAACGAATTTGCGGAATATTTATAACATGGACACTTTAATACTTAATAGTGACGCACAACCTATAAGTTTTTTGCCATTAAGTGCAGTTAGTTGGCAAGATGCAATCAAGTATGTTTGGTTAGATAGAGTTAACGTACTAGAATGGTATGACGATTGGATTGTAAGTTCCCCCACATGGGAAACACAAGTGCCTGCTGTGATAATGGTTAAGCAGTATGTCAACCAAAACAGAGCACCTAGGTTCAGCAAATATTGTGTATTATTACGCGACATGTTTGTGTGCCAGTACTGCGAAACAGATGTAACCAGGGTTAACGGTACACTAGATCATGTTATACCTATAAAGCATCACGGTAAAACAACATGGACTAATATTGTTACAGCATGTGCTAAATGCAATAGTCACAAAGGGCACAAAATTATTAAACCTATAAGAAAGCCATATCAACCCACCTACTTTGAACTAGCAAGTAACAGGAAGAAGATGCCTTTCACAGTTAAACATCCAAGTTGGGAGGAATACATACAATGAAAATTGGAATTACTGGTCACACTGGTGGACTAGGAACAGCTCTATGCAACCAACTACATAAGGATAACCAGCATACACTATATGGTTACTCTAGAGCAACAGGTTACACATTTCGGTACGACACTGAAGCTCATTTAAATTGTGTTGAGAATGTTTTAGAAAACGACCTTGATGCGTTTATAATGACTGGACCTATGGGGCAAAGCAAATTATTAACCGAACTATATTCTAAATGGAGAGAACTTCCGGACAAACATATTATTGTTGTTAACAGTGCATTAAAATATCAGTTTATTATAGATATAATGACGGAGAAAATGGCGGAGAATAGTATGCCTAAAGAAGATATGAGAACAAATATTAGGCTTTGGGAGGCATACAAAAACTGCATATTTGATTCATTTACTGTTCTTCCTCGTAGAAAATGTAGATTAAGTCACTACACACTAACAAGAATAGCAACTGCTAGAAGTGATCCTGATAAATCGGGAAGTTATGACACAAAAAGAATGAATGTAGATACGGTTGCTAATCATATCCTGGAAAGAACGCTGTTTGGACCAAGAGAGTATGAGCAATTAGACATATTATTAAATCCATACCAATCATAAGATCATGAAAATATTTAGGGAGAAACGTAATGACTGAGAAAAAAACTGGAAATATCATAGAATTTCCAAAGAAATCAAATAAGAACCAAAACACAGATTGGTTAGCAGAACTTTCATACGACCTAAATAATCTTACAATATCCTTTGACGAAAATGGGGATGTATTGAACTGGGATTCTGAATCATTCTGGGACAACTTACCTCAGTTTGGCAACGAGTCTCAGTTAGATGAATTAGCAGAACTATGCTTTGAACTACAAATCCTAGTTGCTGATAATCCAGAATCTGCGCAATTTATCATAAAAAATATGAAAAAAATTACAGAAAACATGAAAAAACGCTTGACAAAGAGCTAAGACCTGCTATAATTAATACATGTTGCGCAATAAAGCACAGCACAATTAAACCTAAGTAAAGGAGTCATTTATGACTAATTCAACAGTTGTAACTAAAGAAGCTCGTGTACTCGAGGCTCTCAAAGCTAACAATCGTGGTCTCACTGCTGCTCAAATCGAAGCTCGATTTGGTGTAGGTAATGCACGGTCAACTGTATCAGCTCTTCGTATGAAAGGGTTTGCTATCTACGCAAACAAAAAGACTGACACAAAGGGCCGTACTAAGACTTTTTATCGTCTTGGTAACCCAAGCCGCGCAGTTGTTGCTGCTGGTTTCAAAGCATTGGCAGCAGGCTTAGTATAAGCTGAAGGCCGTCCCAGAAAGCGGGCAATTGCCCGCTTTTTTTAACCTTTTTTTTTTGGTCTATATAAATCAATAACTTACAGCTTGACAAATCCCGTATTCCTGCTATAATATACGCATACATTAACAAAAAGAGCAGAAAATATGTTTGTAATATACGATTTAAAGACCACCGCAATTGTTAAAGCCCGAAGCAGTAATTCTTACCGTGAGACAACGTGTTATAAGTCCCTAGGTGCTGCGAAGGCTGCTCTAACTAGAATGAGCAAGAAGGCTCATGAAAATCTGTCTACTTACAGTATAGACACTGATCCTCAGTTCATTTACGGTATTGCTGAATCTGAACATTATTTGGCTAATATTGAGCGCCAGGTTACTCGTACTGGTATTGCACCAGGTACTGGTAAAGAAATCACGCTATCAATGAGCATTAACCAAATAGGCAGCAGTGCTGATCCTTTCACAGAACGTTATTGGACTATGTAAAAAGGTTGACAAATAGCAAATAGGTGCTATAATTATATTGTAGGTTAAAAAATTAGGAGTAGTTTATGGATCTTACAGTTAAACCCAGTCAAGCAGTAGGCGTTATTCATCGTGCTATGACAAATCCCCGCAAACCAAAGCCAGTGTTCATCTGGGGTCCTCCCGGTATTGGTAAGTCAGACATCGTTAGCCAGATTTGCTACGATGTGATGCCTGGTAACAATCTACTGATTGATTGCCGTTTGGCACTAATGGATCCAACTGACCTGCGTGGTTATGCTTGGAGAAACGAGTCCACTAATACTATGGAGTGGAGCCCTCCAGCAGATCTGCCCAGCGCAGAAGTAGCTTCAGAGTATGACAATGTGGTGTTATTTTTAGACGAACTTAATAGTGCACCTCCAGCAGTGCAAGCCGCCGGTTACCAGCTGATACTGAATCGTCGTATTGGTCAGTATGTCCTCCCAGATAATGTCGTTATTGTTGCGGCTGGTAACCGGCAGGGCGATAGAGGTGTTACATATCGTATGCCTGCTCCCCTTGCTAATCGTTTCCGACATGTTGAGTTAGTAGTAGACTTTGAAGACTGGAAAGACTGGGCCATCCATCAAGAAGTGCATCCTGATGTAGTTGGTTATCTAAGTTTTGCAAAACAGGGGA